TAGTAAGTAAATTACTTAATGCAGTATCTGTTCCATCATATGCGGATACTTGAAATTGAACTAGACCTTCTACTGCAGTTTCGAAATCAATAGTTATTAAAAAATTATTACCTTCTTTACTACCAGTTAACCATGTAGGAATGTTCTGACCAACTAGAGCAAATTCTAGTTCATCATCATCTTCGTCAGTTACATTTATAGAATATTGATTAATCCCAATTTGTACTAAATTATCAAATATTGGTAGATTATTCAATATTACATTTATAGTAAATAAATTACTTAATGCAGTATCTGTTCCATCATATGCGGATACTTGAAATTGAACTTCGCCTTCTACTGCATTTACGTAATCAATAGTTATTAAAAAATTATTACCTTCTTTACTACCAGTTAACCATGTGGGAACATTCTCACCAGCTAGAGCAAATTCTAGTTTATCACCATCTTCATCAGTTACATTTATAGAATATTGATTAATCCCAATTTGTACTAAATTACCAAATATAGGTAGATTATTCAATATTACATTTATAGTAAATAAATTACTTAATACTAAATCTATTCCATCATTTGCGGATACTTGAAATTGAACTTCGCCTTCTACTGCATTTACGGGATTTATAGTTATTAAAAAATTATTACCTTCTTTACTACCAGTTAACCATGTAGGAATATTCTCACCAGCTAGAGCAAAATCTAGTTTATCACCATCTTCATCAGTTACATTTATTGAATATTGATTAATCCCAATTTGTACTAAATTACCAAATATAGGTAAATTATTCAATATTACATTTATAGTAAATAAATTACTTAATACTAAATCTGTCCCATCATTTGCGGATACTTGAAATTTAATTTCTCCTTTTACTGCATTTATGGGATCGATAGTTATTAAAAATCTATTATCATTTTTACTACCAGTTAACCATGTAGGAATATTTTCACCAACTAGATCAAATTCTAGTTCATCACCATCTTGATCAGTTACATCTATATAGTATTCATAAAAATTTAATTGTTGTAAATTACCAAATATAGGTAAATTATTTGGTATGTTTATAGTTAATAAACAACTTAATACTAAATCTGTCCCATCATTTGCGGATACTTGAAATTTAATTTCTCCTTTTACTGCATTTATGGGATCGATAGTTATTAAAAATCTATTATCATTTTTACTACCAGTTAACCATGTAGGAATATTTTCACCAACTAGATCAAATTCTAGTTCATCACCATCTTGATCAGTTACATCTATATAGTATTCATAAAAATTTAATTGTTGTAAATTACCAAATATAGGTAAATTATTTGGTACTACAGTAACAGTAAAAGTTGTTGATATTTGATTACTATGTAAGTCAATACCATGTAATGTTATAGTATGGATTCCAATATTTTCTATAGTAGTATTAAAAAAGAATGTACCATTAATAAACGTAATCCAATTATTATTATTACCTATAGCTACATTCTCACCATTTATATGTATTGTTGCACTATAAAATAATGTATCACCATTATATGTGGTCCAATCTTTATCAAAAAATATATTATCTGATAAATCTGAACCAGATAAATCTACACCAGATAATTCTGAACCAGATAAATCTACATCAGATAAATCTGAACCAGATAAATCTACACCAGATAAATCTACACCAGATAAATCTACACCAGATAAATCTACACCAGATAAATCTACACCAGATAAATCTACACCAGATAAATCTACACCAGATAAATCTACACCAGATAAATCTAAACCATAATTATTAGATAAATCTGAACCAGATAAATTAATACCATAATAATTATTAGATAAATCTACAAGATTATCAGAAAGATCTAACCAGTTGTCTGATAGATCTTTAAACTCTGGTAATTTAAAGATATGTGTTTTACCGGATATAATAGTAATATTTGGTATTTTATTTAATACAATTGGTGCATTATTTGATGTACCTCCATTTAATGAAAATTTAACAAAAAATTCATTATTCAAAAATTTAACAAAAATTTCATTATTCAAAAATTTAAACGAATTCATATAATATTATAAATTATATTTAATATAAATTGGTTATAATTAATTGGTTATAATTAATTGGTTATAATTAATTGGTTATAATTAATAAAACTAAATTATTTTATTATTAATTACTATCACTGTCACTATCACCATCATTTAAACTTGCGATATCATAATTATTATTTTGACTTTCATACGATTTTTTATCTAAAATTATTATTTCTATACTAATTTCACTGTTATTTGATTCATGTTCATCCTCATCATTAAAATCATTTTCATAATTATTCTCATTATGCTCATTATTCTCATTTTCCTCATTATTTATATTTGATTTATCATCATTATTAATTTTAATAAATTTTGATAATTCGTCTATAAACATGGTATCATTAAAAATAGAATTTATTAAATCATTAATTATTCCATTATCATCTTTAAATTGTTCATTTTCGTTTTCTTGTGATTTTATAGAATTATATTCAGACGAAGATGAAAACTTGACTATTTGTTTTTTAGTAAATAATTCATTATAATTTTTTTTAAATTCAGTAACTGAATTAATAATATTATAAACATAATTATTTGGAAAATTAAGGTTATTAAATTCAAACCATGATTTTAGTGATGTCCAATATTTATGTCCATATAAAATTATTGGTTTACTTTGCATTTCTTTTGTTTTAAATAAATTTATTAGTTCAGTGAATTCATCTAATGTACCAATTCCTCCAGGGAAAAATATATATAAATCCATATTTTCCGCCAATTTTTTTTTTCTTTCAGTAAATGTATCACATATTACTAAATTTTCTTTTTTATAAAAATTATTTACTTGCCCTTCCTTACTATGAATAGAATTAACTGTTATAGCATGAGTTTTATTTTTATTTATTTCATAACATCCTTTATTACCTGCTTTCATAAATCCACTACCACCTCCAGTGTACACATCAAACCCATTTAATGCCAATTCTTTACTTATATTTTCACAATCTTTTAATTCATTTATCATAAGATCTTTTTTCCATCCATATATTACAGCTTGCATATACTAAAGTTTTTTAAAAAATAAAAAGTGGTATAAAAATAATTTGTAATATGGATTTGCAAATGTTGTAAATGTTATACTGTAAAATATGATAAATTTATGGTTAGTGGTAAATTCTAAACCATTCCATGATAATCTTATATTAGTGTAATGGTTAATTTGCTATAAAAACTGTTATAATGTATAGATATCTACAAAATAGCATATAAATTTATACATAAATAATAGTATTTATGTATAAATTTATTAAATATATTATATGATATATCAAAATAATTAATTATATTTGATTATATATTTTTTACTACCACCTAACTGAAGATGGGGTAATACTTCAGTTATTATAGAATCAGGATCCATCTTTCCAGAATATTCATATTCTTCTTCTTTATCTTTATTTATTATTATAGTAGGATATGCTTCTATACCTTTTTGTTTAATAATATTTTCATTTTTTAAATCTTCAAATTCTTCAAATTTAATATTATTTAATTTAAATACTTGTTTTATACCTTCCCATGTTGGTTTAAATTTTGTACAATGTCCACACCAATCTGCATAATATAATGTAACTTTTGTCATATATATATATAATATTATTAAATTGAAAAATTATAATATTATAATTTAATAATATTATATTAATATTTTAAAAATGAGTATTGTTTGGTTTAAACCAACAGATTTAAGAGTTAGAGATCATGAGCCTTTATACAGAGCAAATAAATCAAATAATAATATAATACATTTGTTTGTTTGGGATTGTAGATGGGATGATAAAAATGATAATAATATATTAATAATGGGTAAATTTAGAAAAAAATTTATGAAGGAATGTTTAGAAAATCTTATTATAAATTTAAAAAAGAAAGATATTGATTTAAATATTTTTTTTGGAAAAACAGAAGATATAATAATAAATTTAATAAAAAAATATTCTATAAAAAATATATATGCACATCAAAATGTTTCAGAAGAAATAGAAATTGCTGAAAAAATAAATAAAACGATTGATTTTAATATACAATATTTTTGGGGTAATACTATGTATCACATTTGTGATTTACCTTTTACAATAGAAAATTTACCAAAATTATTTAATGACTTTAAAAAAAATTCATTTCTAATAAAAGTTAGAAATGAATTTTTTACAAAATCTAATAATAAATCTGTTAAATTATCAGAATCAATCAATTTAAATAGTATTGATATACCAAATACATATTTAGTATTTGAAGGTGGTGAAGATAAAGGATGGCTTAAATTAAAAAATTATTTTTATACAACCGAATCATTAACAAATTATAGTTCTTTATCTACATTAACGGATAATACATCTAATTTAAGTGCATGGTTATCATTTGGATGTTTATCAGCAAAAAGTATTTTTTTTCAAATAAAAATTTATGAGAAAAGAATAAAAAAGAATAATAATACATATCATTTTTATAGAAATTTATTAATGAGAGATTATCTTAAATTGAGTGTAATGAAAGAAATAAAGAGATATAATTCTAATTCTAGTAATAATAAATATACTTTGAAAAAATGGATGGACGGACATACAGGATATCCAATAATTGATTCTATTGCTACACAATTAAAAAATACTGGATTTATTTCAGAAAAAGCAAGATTTATATTAGCATCATTTTTAATAAATGATTTAAATATAGATTTGTATTTAGGTGTAGAATATTTCAAATATATATTAATAGATTATGATTATGCATTAAACTTGCATAATTGGGAATATTTAAAAAAGAATAAAATATATATTAATCCTATTAAACAAGCAATTTTATATGATAAGGATTGTGAATATATAAAAAAATGGTTACCGGAATTAAATGATTCAAAAAATAATGATTTACATAATGGTATTGTAGATAATTATTATCCACAATTAGTTAAAATAAATTACCAGTAAGGTCGAAGTCCTTGCATTCCTTGTGATATGTCTTAGGAGATATAATTATTTTTATTTTTCATCCAAAAAATACAAGGAATAATATGAATTAAATATAACTCTAAACTATATTTTCCAATAAATTCAATTGGTTTATTTATTTTACTTTCGGGTAATATATTATTATCTTTTATATATTTTCCTAATATAATTCCTGAAATAACATATGGTAAAAATTTAAATATAGGAAATATATCAATAGGTTGCAATTTTCTGGAATACCCATTAAATATTAAATTAATTATATCAGATGATCCTAAATATTTAAATGATATATTATTTAATAATACAGAAAGTATTCCAATTAATATAGTTAATGAAATATTAGATGAAATATTTTTCATTAAAAAAGTAGAAAATGTTATAAAATGTAATACACCAAAAAATATAATATTATTATGAGGTAACAATAAATATGTAACTAAACTTACAATTAAAGCATACTTTAATGTTTTCCATGATGTTTTATATTTATTATTATTATTATTATTATTAAAAATACTCATACAAACCCCAACTAAAATAATAAATATAGTACGAGATATTTTTCCAATAATTTCTATATGATTAGGAACTGAAGTATTCGGATTAAAATAATAAATATGATGTATTAACATTAGTATAAAAGCAATTCCCCGAATAAAATCAATAATATTATTTCTCATTATAAATAATAATATAAAAATTTTTACTATTAGATAATAAATAGAGATCAACTAATAGTAAAAATGAATAATTTCCAAGTAAATAATTTTATTTTTATGATTTTTATTATAATATTTTATATTTTTATACATAAAATATTATGATTTTTATTATAATATTTTATATTTTTATACATAATGTTAATTGTTATTAAATTATGTATAATTACATCTGTAATGATTTTAGTAATAGATTATTTAGAATATAAAAATACAAATAAATTTATAAAAATATTAATATTTTTATTGATATTAGGATTATTTTTTTTTATTGATAAAGATATAAATGAATAATTTAAATTTTAAAATTTTTTTCATACAAAATAAATGAATAACATAAACTTATAATTTGTTCTAAATTTGATTTATTTACTAATTTTATATTATTTTTCACATAATTATCTAAATTAGATAAATGACTAATAAATATAATATTAGAATTAATATTTTTAAATTTTTGATTAATTTTATTAGATTTGTCCTGTAAAAGTATACCATATTGATCATTAATTGTTGATTTACATATTTCAAAATTAATATTAAATTCATTATTAATTTGTAAAACTATATTTTTTAAATTTTTATCATTTAAAGTTAATTCAAAATATAAAATATTAATTGAATCGTATGGTATGTATACACAACAATATCTTTTTTTTAGACTCATTTATATTATAAAACATATTATTTCTTTATTATAATATTTAATTATGAGTAATATAAAAAAATACATTCTTTAAATATTTTTAGTTGTTTTATCAAATTTATTTTTTTTTTTTTTACTTATTAAAGCTAAAATTTCATTATTTGTTAAATCTTTTGGGTTTTTATCTTTAGGAATTGACATAAAACTGATTTTAGTTCCTAATTTATATGATATATATGGTCCATATTCTCCTGTCATAATTTGATAATTTTTACCTTTTATATCAACTTCTTTAATATAATTTTTATTTTTTGTTTCAATTATTTTAATAATATCATTTAAACTTATATTTTCGTCGGTTAATGGATAATTTTTGTTATTATATTTAATAAAAACTCCAAATTTACCTTTTTGCATTAATACATCTTTATTATTATGTTGTCCTAATAATTTTGGATATGAAAATAATTCTACTGCTTGATCTAATGTTATATTTTCTATAGTTAATGGTTTTTTTATTGGTGAAAATGTTATGTTTTTCCCATCTATTAATTTAACAACAGGACCATATCTAGCAATAGTAGCATAAATTTGTAATGCAGAAGTAGGATGATTACCAATAAATCTATCAGTATTTAATTTATTGGATGTTGTATTATTTTTAAGTAAATTTTCAACTTTAGGATTAAATTCATCCCAAAAATTTTGTAATACATTATTCCATTTTTTTTTTCCATCAACAATTTTATCTAAATCATTTTCTAATTTTGCAGTAAATTTATATTCCATTATATTATCAAAATGTGTAGATAAATATTCAGTAACAACTTTACCAATTGATGTTGGTACTAATTTTTGTTTTTCTTTTCCTAATACTGTTTTTCCTTTAGACCATTTAATATCTTCACCTGGTTTCATTAATGCAATATTAATAATTTTATCTTCACCTTCAATATCTATTTTATCTACATATTTTCTATCTTGAACTTTACTGATTATACTTGCATAAGTAGAAGGTCTTCCTATACCTAAATCTTCTAGTTTTTTAACTAAACCTGCTTCGTTATATCTTCCGATACTTCTAGGATATTCTTCTTTACATTCTATTTCTTCATAATTTAATTTATCTTTTTTTTTAAAATTTGTATTTGATGATTGTAATTGATCATCATCTTCTAGACTTTTAATATTATATACTTTTAAAAATCCTTCAAAAATGATTGTTTCATTCGTTGCTAAAAAATAATAAGGTATTTTATTTTTTTGATTTATATCAAGATAAATATTATTAACACTAATTTCAGCTGCAGCCATTTGACTTGCAACTGTCCTTTTCCAAATTAATGAATATATTTTAATTTCTTCTGCTGTTTCACCAGCAATTGAATTTTCAATATGAGTTGGACGAATAGCTTCATGAGCTTCTTGAGCATTTTTACTTTTTGATACATAATTTTTTTTATTATGATATTTTTTACCATAATTCTTAATAATATAATCTTGACAGCTTTTTAATGCATCGTCAGATAAACTAGTAGAATCTGTTCTCATATAAGTTATATGACCCTTTTCGTATAATTTTTGAGCAATACTCATAGTACTCTTGATATTAAAACTAAATTTCTTACTTGCTTCTTGTTGTAATGTGGAGGTAATAAATGGAGCAGACGGATTTCTTTTACTAATTTTATCTTCTATTAATTTGACAGTATATGTAGATTTATCTAATACTTTTAATAATTTATTAGCTTCATTTAATTCTGATAATTTTAATATATTACCTTTAATTATATCATCTGTTGATTTTTTTATATCTAACTCATATAAAACAGCTGTTAATTTATTAGTATGATCATTTACTGAATGAAAATTACCAGTAATTTTAAAATAAGATTCTTGATCTAAATTATTAATTTCATTTTCTTTATCAATAATTATTTTTACAACAACAGACTGAACTCTTCCTGCAGATAATTTCATAGCAATATTATTCCATAAAACTGGAGATAATTTATAACCAACAATTCTATCTAAGAAACGTCTTGTTTCTTGAGCTCTAACTAAATTATAATCTATTTTTCGTGGACATTTTAATGCATTCATTAATGCAGTTTTTGTAATTTCATTAAAAACAATTCTTTTTGGATCCTTTAATTTTAATACATCTGCTAAACTTGCAGCAATTGCTTCTCCTTCTCTGTCTTCATCTGCTGCTAAAATAACATCACTGCATAATTTAACAGAACTTATCAAATCAGCTACTACCTTTTTTTTATCTTTACTAATTACATAAGTGGGAGTAAAACCATTATCTACATCAATTGATAAACTAGATGATTCTAAATCACGGACATGACCGATAGATGCTTTAACTAAATAATTTTTTCCTAAAATGGAATTAATTTTTTGAATTTTACCAGGAGATTCAACAATCACTAATATAGGTTTTGGCATTTTTTATATTAATTAATTAATGTTTATATAAGAATTAATTCTTTCAATATTCTCTATTTATGATTAAATGAATAATAAACAAATATACTTGTGTAAATGGTCTTTATACAAAAAAAAAACAGTTTTCTAAACAATTGTTGTCAAAAGTCGTCTGATGGCCCTCTAGATGATTAGACGTATTTTTTTCTTCATTTCACAATAACCTGCGTATTTTAAAGCTTGAATAGAATCTGATTTTTTTCTCTTACTTCTCGCAAGCGAATTGCATGGTAATGGTTTTTCATTCTCTGTATCTTTATGGAGATTCGTTTTCGTGAGAAATTGCTTTGATTTATCTTCATTTGATGAAGATAAATTTATTAATTTGGTAGAGGACTTGCCCGTGAAAATAGTATTTTCACATTTATGCATCTGCCAAAATACATATGCATGAGAGGAATATAATTCAGATAATTCAGATAATTCAGATAATTCAGATAATGGTCGTGGGGTTCCTGGTCGGACGGGAACCCCATTGACGGGAACTTCGCTGACTGGTATCTGAAACGATAATAGTTGTGAGCATTCTGGACGGACGGAGAGAGGTGGGTTCATAATTAAATTAATGTTTTTATTTAAAATTGAAGTAATTGTTTATATAAAAAATAATTATTTCAATATTTTTTATATATTATTGAAATATAATATATAATATATTAATATGATTAAAGAAACAATGAATAAAGAATGGAATAATTGGACTCTGTCTCAAATAAAAAATGGTGTTTGTAAAAAAAAAATCGAAGAAACTTTAATAAAACAAAATTATAGTACTGATATAATAAATAAATTACTATATAACAATGGTTTAATAGTTAAACCATATTTAACTAATCGAAATAAAAAAAATTATAATGATGCAAAAATAGCTAAAATAAAACCAATGGTGGCAAAACCATATGTAAGTAAAATCATAACTTTAGAAAATAATGTAAAAATGAATATATTATATGATGATCCTAAAATATTTACAATTGATAATTATTTAACTAATGAAGAATGTGATCATTTTATTAATTTATCAAAAAACAAATTAAAAAGATCATTAGTAAGTATAGCAAATAAAGGATCAATATCAGAAGGTAGAACTGGTGAAAATTGTTGGATTATGCATAATAATGATAAAATAACAAAATCAGTTAGTGAAAAAATTGCAAAATTAGTAGAAATACCTATTGAAAATGCAGAAAGTTTTCAATTAATACATTACGATAAAACACAACAATATAGACAACATTATGATGGATGGGATCATAATAATTCAGATAAAACATTAAGATGTTTAAAATATGGTGGTCAGAGATTAGTTACAGTATTATGTTATTTAAATGATGTAAAAGAAGGTGGGGGGACAAAATTTACAAAATTAAATAAAGAAGTAGAAGCAAAAAAAGGAAAGTTATTATTTTTTAGAAATGTAGAAGAAGGAAGTAATATTAAACATAAATTATCTGAACATGCAGGTATGCCAGTTATAGAAGGTGAAAAATTTGCATTTAACTTATGGTTTAGGGAATGTTCAGTAAAAAAATTATATAAAGATTTTAATCCAGATTATTATAATTAATTATTAAGTAAATAATACCATTTATCTAATAAATGGATTATTTTATTTTTTGATTTATTAGATATTTTACCAGCAATAACTAAATTTATATTATTATTTCTAAATATATGTTTACATGCTAAGTTAAATTTGATTTTAGATATTTTTAATATTTTATCAATTTCTTCATCTAATGTTTCTATTCCTTGTCTTTGAATTGCTTTATTCATATAATGATATATTAAATCCATATTTGTTTGGTTTAATTTTTTTTTATTAATAACATTTTTTTTACATCTCTTTAATTCATTACTGTCTATACCATACTTTATTAATTTATAAAGAACCTCTAATATTTTTTCTATTGCTAAATCACATTTTTTTTCATCTACTGAACTTTTAATTATAAAAACACTAGTATCTTCTAATTCTGTATTATAACTTGAACAATTATATGCTAATGCACATTTTGTTCTTAAAATATGAAATAGTTTAGATGATGAACCAGATGTTAATGAAGTTGATATTAATAATGTAATTAAATTAAATTGGTTTGGATGTAAATATCCATTATGATGAAATCCGAAAGATATATGTACTTGTCCCATTCCATTAATATTTGTTATATTTAATCTGGGTCGTTTTTGAATAGGGATAATATGTAATCTAGTAAGATCATAATTACATTGTATTTTAATTTTATTATATAATATATTACTAATTTTATTATAATCTATATTACCAATTGTAAGGAAAATGGTATTACTTGGACAATAATATTTATTTCTATATTTTACCAAATCATTTTTTTTAAATTTTTTAATATTATTTTTAATTCCAATAATTGGTAGACTTAAAGAAGATCCTTCAAATATTTGATACATTAATGTATCCAACATATGTTCATCAATATCATTATTGACCATATTATATTCTTCTAAAATTACTTTTCTTTCTTTATTTATATCTTTTTGATATAAATTTGCACCAAGATATAAATCAATAAATATATCTAATAATTCAAATAAATCTTTTTTATTTCCATGTAATTCATATCCAGTATAATCATATGTTGTCATCGCATTATAATAAGATCCTAAATTATCTAATTGTGATAATAATTTATTTGTATTACGTTTTTTTGTACCTTTAAATAACATATGCTCTAAAAAATGTGATATACCGCTATTTTTTATATTTTCATCTCTTGAACCAGCATTTATAATAAATCCAATGGATATCATATCAGTTTTTGTAGGTATATGTATATATTGAAGTCCATTATCATAATTAATAATTTTATGTACCATATATATATAAATATAATATTAATAAATGATTATTAAAAATGTGCATTCTTATCAGTAGGTTTAATATTCATAGTATTATTAGGTTTAATAATTTTAAGACTAGAATAATTATTTTCTAAAATATATATATTATTAATTTCATTTTCTTCATTAATAATTTTATTAATATTATTAACATTATCTAATAATCTAATTATAGTTTTATTCGTTTTAGGATAATATTCAAATACTTTCTTGCCATATTTTTTACCACTGTAGCCTTCTCCTGCAATGATTTTTATTCCCAATATATAATCATGAAGTTTAATATCATTTGATTTTTCTATAAAATTATTATTTTCATCATATATTTCAACATTTATTCCATCATTACTAATAATTTTATTTGCATAGACAATTTTGTTATTAATTTTATAAGAATAAATACCCCGCATACCATTTGGTATATATATAGATAAAATTAATGTATTTTTATGATAACAATTATATTTGCTATTATTATTATAACATTCGATATATTGAATAGGATTATCATATAATAATATAGCATTTTCATTATTTGGTATTGGATTAAATGTAAAATTAAATTTTTTTGTAACATTATTATCATAATCGTAAAATCTTATACTAGTATTAAAATTTATTTTATTTATTATAAATCGAAAATTATAATCTTTAAAATTATTACTATATCCAAATGATTTCAATAAATCATCAAAAGTTGACATTGTATTTCCAGCATTTACATCTAAAAATAAAATTTCAACACCTTTATTTATTTCGATTGATAAATAAATTTCATCCAAATCAAAAATATAATTATCTTGGGCTAAATTCCAGTTATATTCATCAAAATTATTTAAATAATATTGTGAATCTAATTTTAAATTTTTACCATTTTCTTTGAATATAAATTTTCTATTTTTACAAATTCCTAATTTAATTAAATTCATATTTATATCATATAATTTTAAAATACAATTTTTGTTATATAAATAATAATTTATACTAGAAATAATATTATTATTATTAAGATTATTAGTTATAGGTAAAGTTATAATTTTTGTTCTATTTTTATCAAAAATTGTAAAAATATGTTCAGATGAATTGAAATTAATATTTTCAATATTTTCAATATTTCCAATAGTTTCCAGATTATTTTTATTAAATATTCTTTTTTTAATTAAAACATAATTAATATTATGTGTTTCTATAATACCAGTTTTTTTTATTAAATTATTAATTTTAATAATAGTATTTTGAATACTAGTTGATAATGTAATATTCAAATCTAATCTTAAATTAAATTTCTTTTCGTACTTAATCGGCCAATTATCATTAATATCTATTTTTTCTCTCATTAATATTTCAGCTCGTTTTTCATGTTTATTAATATATAAATTATTGTTTTCATTAACTTTTTTTAGTTCATTCAAATGATTTATTTGATTATTTATAATATATTTTTGTCCACTAAAATATATCATTTTTGTAATATTATAGTTAGTATCCAAAATTTGGATAATTAATCGATGTTTATTTAAATATTCATAATTATTATTATTGAAAAGATTAAATTCCTGTAATTTATCTAATTTTTCTGCTAAATTAATTGAAGTTATGAGTGAATTAAATTTAATTTCACTACTATTTAACTTTTTGTATATGAAATAATTAATATCATATTCTTTATTAATTATATTACATTTACAAAATTCAGGTATTTCTCCAAATCTTCTAATAATATAATATGAATTTTCATTTTCATTTATATTGTCTGATAATAAATTATCATTCTCATCATATAAATTTATATTTTTACTTATATAATCGAAATCTAAATCAGAAAAATTTATTCTTTCGAATTTATTATCTACCTTAATTGCTAAAAACTTTCCAAAATCTCTAATATTATTAATTATTAAATCAATAATATTTTTACTAGTAGTATAATTTTCTTCTTCACTATTATCTAATTTACATAATTCTATTGATATTTCATTTTTTGTAAAATCTAAGTTATTTAATGATACTAAAATTACATTATCATTTTCTAATTTTAAAATTCTACCATTATATAAAATAATTTTTCGAATTTGATTTTTATTATCATCAAATGTTTTAATTACTTTAATACCTTCTTCTAATTTATCTGTAACATCTGCCGATCTTAACTTAAAATTTAAATATGTAATTCCTCCTCCGCTATTTATAAAATATAAATTTTTATCCTCAATAAAATCAATAGTTTTTAATCTATATTCTCCTATAAGATCCTTATAATTTTCTTTAACAATTTTTATTATTTTATCATTTTCATCTAATAAAATATCATCTTTAAAAAAATCATAACAATAATCTAAATAATTAATTTTATTATTAGATAATTTATAAGTAAATGGATATCTATAATAATTATATTTATTATTTTTATTATAATCTTCAGGATACGGGTTATTACTAATAATTGTATTATAATTGTAAGATTCGATACTGATTGATCTTATTTTTTTATTTTCAGGAACTAATTCATTAATATCATTATAACTATAATCATTTCCAAAATATTGTCCACTTGTATGTTTAAATCTAATAAATTCATTTTTAAAATTAAAATCTAAATATAATTTTACAATTGCATATTTCATTTTAACTTTCATTGATCTAACAATAATGCATAAATCATCTGGTAAATTATATTTACCATATCCTAATGTAATTGAAATTCCTTGAAATGCAATATTTTCAAATATTGTAACTCCAAAAGTTTGTTTGGAAACTATAATATATTTTATATCATTTGTAAAAGGTTCTTTATTACTTTCATTATTTTCACAATTACCAAATTTTGGTATGTTATTACATTGTTTATGAGTAAAACCATATGATACTTCTTTATCTTTAGATGAATATCCATATAATGTACATGATTTTCTTAAAATTTCCATATTTGAATTAACGACTTTTATTATAAATGATCCTTCAATTGGTGTTTGTAATTGTTTTTCATCATAATATGTTTTCCATGGTATTAATATTTTTGAAATATATAAATTATAAAAATGTTCCCAAGTATTGAATTCAATTGTTCTTAATTTTTTATTATTATAATTAAATAATTCAATATATCCAACTTTTCCATATGCATTATATTTTTTTAATCTATCAATTTCATTATATAATGAAACATCAAATTTTTCTACTTGAATATATTTATCATTAATTTCAGGTCTGACAGATGTTTGTGGAATATTTTCATTATAAATATATAATTTAGCAGTTACTTCTTTTCTACTAATTTGTAAATTTTTTGTAATATTGTCCCAAGTTCTATATTTTATATCCCGAATAGTATAATTTGTTTCCGTATTTTTAACACGGATTATTACACCTTCACAACAAGATAAATCCAGATTAATAAAATTATTATAATCATCTGTAAATTTTAAATTATAACCCTTAAATTTAACGAAATCTTCATCTTCATAGATGTTTCTAATTAATGTTACTTTAAAATTATGGGGTATTTTTATTGATGTTGTTGGTATGTTTTTTCTAATTTGATGTACACCTACTCCTAGATCTCTTCTTACACTTTTAAAATCACTTAAACTATATAATTCAACAATTTGACCTCCATAAAACATAGTAAATAAACCAGAATAATATATATCATCTATTAAATATAAACTTTCATCATATGTATTACCATATGGTAGTAATTGATTATTTAATCTACATATATTTTCAGCAACTCTGAAATATTTATTATTATCATCAGTTAAATCATTAAATTTATTATGTGTTAAACATTTAATTGGATCATTATGTTGTGTATTATCAAATTCATTTTTTAATTTATATACATAGCATTTACCTTTTGAAACTGAAAATATTCTATATCCCATCTGAATTACTTCTAAAGCACATCTATTAATATTATCAACTCTATTCATATCTATAAATTTACTATAATTAATAGTTTTATTAATATCAGCTTCATCATTAATATCTGCTTCTTTAATATCACCTGTTAATTGTAATAATTTAAATTTAGATAAATCTAACTCTATTTTTTCATATTTTGGATAATTAAAATGAACACACCCATAATTTATTAAATTAAAATATGGAAAAAAAGAATCTGCATTATAACTATGAGTTTCAAAATAAATATCATTTAAAAATGTTCCTACTAATATATAACTTCCAGAATAGGGGATTTCTGGCGTTTTTGCACCAAGTTTACGTAAAACTTGGATTGCATCATCTGATAATACAGATTTAGTAAAAATAGGTTCATTATTTTTATTTAAAGTTCTTTTTTTACCTACCGCATCACCTCTTACTGTTATTATAACAATATCTTTATAAAATACAAATTTTCTCATAAAATCAACAAATTTTTTATTTTCAATATCATAATTACCTGTCATAAAATTTCTAATATATTTTGGTTTTAATATAGATTTTCTATCTAATACTAATACATTAATACCATGGTTACCACCTAATATAGGATACTCGTCCCCTAATTTAATACTAACTCTGCCACTACATCTTTTACAATCACCTCCTGATATAATACTAATTTTTTTTAGAAAATCTGTTGGATTTATACAACTACCATCGTCATCTGTTGTATTTGGATCATAATTAATTGCCCAGTTTCTGTTACACCCTTTAATTTTTTGTTTACAAATACATTCTGAACAAGTATCTTTACATTCTTTTTGATGTTTACATAGATCACATGTTCCTTTTTTTTCACAACCTAAACAATCTTCTACACAACTAGCAGTTGCATACATATTATAGTTAGCTGCATTTTTATCCATACAACCTAAAGTATTATATCTACATTTTGATTCATCACCGATATCAGCTTCAGAATTATAATTTAAAGCTTTTTTATTATTACATCCAATTTTTTTATTATAAATATAAAAATATATTGCAATTGCAAAAATAATAATATAAAGAATATATCTTAATTTTGATATCATTATATTTATTGAGAAATAAATATAATAAAACTTATTTATATTATATGAATTATTAACAGTTTATTTTAGAAAATATAATACTGTTTTTTTTGATAATCATTATGATTTTCTAGAAAAAAATAATATATTAAAATTATGCATAAAGTAAGCTTACTGGAGCATCTACTACTAACCTATAATGAAAACCCATTGCTGTCATATGACTCGGTCTTATAATTCGAAATATATCACCAGATTTAGCTGCATAATATCGACAAATTGGATCTGTTAATAATATCCTTGACATATTTTTAATATTTAAATCATATTCTTCCATATATTTGTTTTTTTCATCATCTAATAATAATTCAAATTTTGGTTGTAGTTCATGTTCTACTATATTTATTAATAAGTCTGTTTCAAAAAATACTTCTGCTTTTTTAAGCTCTAAAAACTGTTTGTAAGCTTTTTGATTAATACTATCTCCAATAAAAATTCTATTATATCCTTTGGAATTAGCTAAAAATACATCTAATCCTTGAATTCTTTTAATTGTCGTTAATTTTCCATAAATAACCATTATATAATATATATCATCCGATGTATCTGATTTTATATTATAAATCCTTTCATCTGTTTTTTGTTTTAGTAATTCATTATAATTTTTATCTAAATTTTTTGCTAAAAGAACTTTTCTCTCAGTTAACATTTTTGTTATATTTAATAAAATTTTTTCCATTCTTATTATATAAATAATATATTTATTTAAATATTATTATTTATCAATTTTTATTAGTTTATATATATTGAATTAAACAAGATTTAACTGTTAAAATGGCTTAGAATCTTATTAAATAAATAATAATTTATTCTTATCTGATGATAATATAAATATAAATTCAATTATATATCAACTATTTCATAATTTGACAAATCTGAATCTTTAGATATATGTTGTCTGATAGGAGAGTTTAATTTATTAACATAATTTAAATTTTTTGATTCTGCTATATCAGATCCTACTATATCAGTACCTGCTGCTATACATACACATGGTATACAACTACAAAAATATGCGAATCTATTTATATATGCTGGAATACTCTTATCTAAAAGTATTTGACATAAATCATCTGAAAAAGAATTACTATTTCTTTTCATAGGATGATACGTACTACTTTGAAAATTATAATTCATACTATTTACTATAGTATCTATTTCATCTTCTAATTTGTTAGTATTTCCAATTAATATTGATTGTCGTAATGGTATTTCACTTAATGATTTGGCTTTAATTTTTATTATACCATTTTTATTAAAAGTATATTCTTTTTTATATATTTCAATAGCAGAATGATATGTTCCTAAACCAATATTCCAAATATAATTATTTATTGGATGTATATCGTATACATTTAAATAAATGTTTTCTTGCATTATTAATAATAATATTATTATTATTTAATATTATCTTTATTATTAATTTAATATATCATCCACTAAATTTAACTCTTTACATTTATCAGCATCCCACCAAACATCATGTTTTAATATTTCATCTAATTGATATACTGGAACATTAGTATGATCTTTATAAATATTTTTGATTAATTTCATTAATTTTTCTAGATTTTTCATTTCATCGTCAAATTCATGCATCTTTCCCCAAAAACTAGTACTAAGTTGATGAATTAACATAAATGAATGTGGTTTAATATATCTTTTTTTACATACAACAGAAATTAATGTTGCGGCACTAGCGGCTGCACCTTCAATTATAGAATGAATTTCTGTTGGACATGTTATGATTGTATCAATACACGACATTGCTGCAAATATACTTCCTCCATTACTATTAATATGCAATTTAATAGCAGGAGGAGGTATATCGTATTTAGATCCAATATCTTTCATTTTTTGTGATACTAATCTTATTTCTTTATTTAAATCAAACATTGATTTTTTTGTAACTGAACTATAAAAATATATATGATTATCTACAGAATGTAGATTATTATCACCTTGCTCGCCATTTACTTTTTGATGAACGGGTATCAACTCATTAGTGTGCATTTCTTTTCTTTTTTTTGAAACGTTATATTCCCATGTATCCATTATAATAACTATATATTTATTATATTTATTATGGTTAACAAATATTAACCTATTATAAATATTTTTATATCTTTCATATATGAATCTTGAAAATAGTAAATTATTAAATAAAAAAATTATTCTTCGCACTGATTTTAATATTCCTATTATTAATGGTATTATTCAATCAACTAATAGAATTGATAAATCAATTGAAACAATCAATTACATTTTAAATCAGAAACCTAAGCAATTAATTATTATTTCTCATTTGGGAAGACCATGTGCATATGATAAGGATTTGTCATTAGTTATTATAAAAAATTATTTACAAACTATATTAAATGAATATGTTGATTTATGTAATTTAGATAATTTATCTGAATCAACAATTATTTTATTAGAAAATATTCGATTTTACAAAGAAGAAACTAAAATATTAAATACAACAAATGATTTCCGTCATAAACTTACAAATTTAGGCGATGTATTTATTAATGACGCATTTGCATGTTCCCATAGACCACATTCGTCGATAATAGGTATAAATACTAACGAGAAATATTTTGGATTTCTGATGAGAAAAGAATTAAAATTCTTGAATAAATGTTTAGATATTGACGGAAATAAAACACTTATATTAGGTGGTAGTAAAATAAACGATAAAATTAAATTAATAAAAAACTTAATTCCTAAAGTTGATACTATACTTATTGGGGGGGGAATGGCTTTTACATTTTTAAAATATTTTAAAATAAATATTGGAAAATCATTATTTGATGAAGAAGGATTTAAATTAATTACTCAAATTTATGAAATGGCTAATAAACATAAAACTAAAATTATTTTACCAATTGATTATGTTACAAATGATAATTTTTCTAATGAAGGTAATATACAGTATTTTGAAATAGATATAGATGAATCTTTTATGGGATTAGATATTGGTGAAAGAACTTGTAAAAAATTTATTAATTATTTAAAAGATAGTGATTTAATTTTATGGAATGGTCCATTAGGAGTATTCGAATTTGATAATTTTTCTAATGGTAGTCGAACCATTATGCAATATATATCTAATTTAGAAGCTACTACTATTATTGGAGGTGGTGATACTACTAGTTGTTGTGAAAAATTTCATTTAGAAAATAAAATGAACCACGTTAGTACTGGAGGTGGTGCGACATTGGAATTATTAGAAGGTACTAAATTATCTGGAGTTGAATTTATTATTAATTAAAATTTTTTATAATTCATTGCTTTATTTTATTAAATTATTCATTATTATTTATAATAATGAATAATTTTTAAATATATTATCCAAATTTTATTAAAAATATTGGTTGGTGTAATTATATTTAATATTAAATTTATTTATTATTTATTATTTTTTATTTATGATTCTTATTATTTATTTCTTTTTTGCCATCATTGATTTCATTGGTTTTGCTGCCATTGATTTAGAACCGCATCCACAACCACCATTTCTTTTCATTGGTTTTGCTACCATTGATTTCATTGGTTTTGCTACCATTGATTTCATTGGTTTTGCTACCATTGATTTCATTGGTCTTGATAACATTGATTTCATTGGTCTTGCTACCATTGGTTTTGCTACCATTGATTTCATTGGTTTTGCTACCATTGATTTCATTGGTCTTGATAACATTGATTTCATTGGTCTTGCTACCATTGGTTTTGGTACCATTGGTTTTGGTACCATTGATTTCATTGGTTTTACTAATTTTCCTACGAATGACTTCTTTAACATTTTATTTTCTACCTGTTTTTTCATTGCTAAGTAACTTTTTTGTACTTTGTATTTTTTTAATAATTTTCTTTGCATTGATTTTCTTTCTAACTTTTTTGCTAATTTTCTTGCTAACACATTAAAAGTACCAGAACCTAACACAACAACTTCTTCATATGTACTTCCAAATCTTTTTAATGTATAAACATATTGAGTATCTGATACTGGCATAGTATCAAACATAATATTAAATGTTCTGGAATTATTTTCATCTGGTCCTGTAAATGACATATTACCATTTGCAACTGAATATAAATCTGAATTAAAGTATAATTCATAATCTCCTGAATGAAATGTTGTAAATGTTACTCCAGTATTAGTGACTGTTACAACCTCGTCGGGTATAGAATCATCTCTTGGATGTACAACAGTAAATTTAAGTACTTGTTCTGCCCCTTTTGTGATATTTATTGTATTATCTGAAACTATTTTAGGATGTACTACTAAAGCTCCATGAGAACCATGTAAAAAGTTATAATTATTTAATGGTACTACATTTTCAACAGTTAACACATATTCGCCAGCGACTCTTAAAGTACCGACATCGTTAATTACAAATGATGAATTAACATCATCACCGAATTGTAAACCTATCATATTTAATGTAAATGATGGTAGGTTGTCGCCAACATCTATTACTGCATCATTTACATTTACAGTTAAATCAACTTTATTAACTGTTATCATTATTGGATCAGATGCATTAGGTCCTAACTCATGAGTTAGAATATACTCATCTCTGACAGATATTATTTGTACACTATATATTCCTGCATCTTTGATTTCATTAACTACTTCTTGATTTTTCATTATTTCAATAATTACCTTATCGGCATCATCTGATAACCATGAAAAATCAGCAGCAAATGTTGTACCATAATCTACTTCAGTATCTATATTATCTAATATAGTTATTACTTCTAGTCCTGATGGTTCACATCCTAATTTTATTAAAGTCCAGGAAAATGAAGGGAAATCTTCTCCAAGAAGCCCACTTATTGGAGTCCAGTCTGTTGCACCTGCTCCAAATAGATTATCGTAATCAATTAGTAATGCTGAAAATGATGTTTCGGTCAAAGATCCTAACCAGTTCCAACGTCCATCACCAGCAGAGCCTCCAGGTGCTAGAGGAGCGAAAGAAACCCAATAATCGCCACTAGATAATTCAAATTCAGCACCACCATTTGCCATGACAACATCCACTTCAAAACCAGAATCATCATTGATAACAACACCATTATTAATGGTTGGAGAGATGTCTAAAACTACAGCGCCAGGAACACCATTATTATTTTGAGAAATGACAAGTCTTGCTCCTGTAATAATATCTATGCCACCTGGATTAGTGAAAAATCCAGGAAAAGTAAAACTTTTTAATGAAGTATCCTCGTCAAGACTGAAATAATCTGCACAATATACACCGTTATCGGCGTCTCCATCAGTTGATATCAGAGCAGTACCATTATCGTTTGGTCTTTGGACGACTGCACATGGGACTTGTGGTTCAGGTTCTGGTTCAGGAAATCCTCCCTCAAATGAAAAATCTACTTCTACTTGAGGACCATCTAGGAAAGCAAGTGTATATTCGTGGACGATAGCACTATTGTTAAATAATTTTATTTTACATGCAGCTGAACCGTCAATGGTTTGATCTTTCCAACCATCCCCGAATACGTCTAATAATTGTAAATTATACATTCCATCTAGACTAGATGGAACATAATTATACGTAACAACACCAGGAGTTATTAATAGAGTTAAGTTTGATCCATCTAATACTGATAGTACAGATGCATTTACATTATTATCATTTAGATTCAATATAGCAGAAGCTTCTCCATTTACTTCCCCGTTCGCGAGGATACCAGCCCACTCATCAAGGGTGAATATCATTTGTACTCCAAATTCGAGTGGTTCTGGTTCTGGTTCTGGTTCTGGTTCTGGTTCTGGTTCAGGTTCTGGTTCTACGTCAAATCCTCCCTCAAATGAAAAATCTACTTCTACCTCAGGGCCATTTAGGAAAGGAAGTGTATATTCGTGAACGATGGCACTATTGTTGAATATTTTTATATTACATGCAGCTGAACCGTCTGTAGTAGAATCTCTCCAACCATCACCGTATGTGTCTAATAATTTTAAATTATACATTCCATCTAGACTAGATGGGACATAATTATACGTAACAACACCAGGAGTTATATTTTGGTTTAATAGAGTTAAGTTTGATCCATCTAATACTGATAGTACAGATGCATTTACATTATTATCATTTAGATTCAATATAGCAGAAGCTTCTCCATTTACTTGCCCGTTCGCGAGGACCCCAGACCACTGGTCAAGGGTGAATCTCATTTGTACTCCAAATTCGAGTGGTTCAGCTTCAGGTTCAGGTTCTGGTTCTGGCTCTGAAGCTGGTAACACATCTATTATTTTTGCATCTAATAAACTACCAGCATTCCAAGGAAGAATTGGGAAATTTGGAATATTTTCTATAGATTCATTAACATTATCCAAGTAATCATTTGCTTTTATTAAAAATATTTCTTGATTATTTTCATCTTGCATAGAAATTTCTTTAATACTATAATTGGCCTGAGGGTCGAAAGAATATAAATTCAGACCCTTAGCTGGTCCTATAAATGATTGAAGATTTGTTGTACCTACTTCTAAACCATTTAACATATGTATTTGTTGAGTTGTACTAAATTTACAAACATAATTTACGCCAGCACTTAAATCGCTGGTAATATAGCAAGTATTTTCATCTTCTTCTAAAGAAGGGGCTGCGCCGGGCTCATTATTTATGAATACTGACATCAACCATTGCCAGTCGAGTGGGTCACCTGATGCACCTATATTATAATATAAACCTTTATTTTCTGCTACTTCAGATTGAATATTAATAGTTCCGCTTTCTATCTCATCAAATAGTATTATACCATCTGAATTATCAGGAAAGTTTATATATAATTGATCACCTGAAAATGGAAATCCTCCATCAAATGAAAAATCTACCATAGATGATACACCCTCTGTGAAAGCAAGTGTATATTCATGCATTAAAACTTCATTTTCGAATAGTTTTATAACACATGCCATGGAACCGTCTATAGTTCCCCCATCATATTGAGCATCATTCCAACCATCGCCGTAAGCATCATCTAAATGTAAATGATACATTCCATCTAGACTAGATGGAACATAATTATACGTAACAACAGATGGAACTTCAGTGTTATTTTGATTTAATAGAGTTAAGTTTGACCCATCTAATGTTGATATTACATTTGTGGATACATCTGTATCATTTAGATCTAAATGAGCGGAAGCTTCTTGGTTAAAATCACCAGAATTTATACCACCGAAGTAATCAAGGGCGAAAGACATTTCTATTCTACCTACACTAACAGGTGGTTGTTCAGATTCTTTAGGTGTAAATGCTAATCTAAATGATTGTACAAAACTTACATTTGCAGTAGCAGATGCATTGTCCATTAATAATTCATTTTGTGTTAACATATCTACATCAAAATCACCAGTTGCAGCAGCTGTTGCTGCTTCTTCTGTAAGACCTGCTGCAATAAGAGCATCATATGTTGCTTGATTCCATTCATATAATCTACATGCAGAAAAATTATTACCATAATCCTCAATATTCCAAGATATTTTAGTTGGTAAAACTTCATCTTCTGTGCCATGTTTAAGTCTAATATCAAACATATCAATATCAGTCTCATTATCTGGTTGACCAAATAGTACCTTAGTGTGGAATTTTTCAGCATCTAGAGGATTTTTAATTAAAACGTCTAACCCTAAACCAGGAGGTGGTGGAGGGTAATCAGAAGGTGAATATTCATCTTCGCCAGTATGATATCCAAAAGTAGTTCTGTCTATCGTAGAAAGATCATTCTCTACAGTAAAATTTACTTCAAATTCAAACGGATGCTCGCATCGTTTATTATTTTTTTTGATTTTTTTGATTTTTTTGTTATTTTCTAAACTTGTTTTTTTCATATGATAGTATATAGAAATTTTTTTCAAACTGGTTATAAATTTTGACGTATAATTGATTAAGATATTTAATAATTTGATTTTCTATATTATTATTTATATGATTATTAAATAATAATTTATAATTAGTGATATTATCAATATAAATTTCATATGCATATTTTTACGATGTATGATTATTACCATAATAACGTAATATTTTGACAGATCATTATAAAAATGATATATTCAATAATAGTATTAGCATGTAAAAAAGGTAATATATTGTAATGTATTATATATCAGTTGAATTAATCAACATCCATTTTTTCATGATCTATATCTCTTTGTGTATACCAATAAGGTAGAAGTCCATGCAGTTCTTCAGATACGTTTTTGTTTATATTATTAATTGTAAATTGAGGTCTATAATAAGTATGTATAATATTATTAAAAAAAGATAAACTAAAATGAGAATGAATATGCGGAGGTTCGAGTGGTTCTGAAGATATATTAATAAAATTATATATGGATTCTGGCAAGTCATGTGTATTTTTTTGCGGTATTTCTGATACGGCAGAAGGGTTATAATAAAAAGGTCCTTTAATATGATAGGTATATATATGATTTTTTTGTTGAAGAAAATTTTTTGTAATAATTACATCAACATAATTATAAATTCCTATAATTTTAAAATTATAGGAATTTACTTCAATTAAAATATATAGTCTAAAAAACATTATATTTATATATATATATGAGAAAACAATATATATTAATTGGTATATTCTTATTAATAATATTTCTTCAATCAAGAAATATAGAAAATTTTAAAAATAGTAACACTAAAGAAACATTATGTGAAATTAATACTAAAACATTAAATAAAATTAATTTATATGAAAAACAGGCATGTAAAAAAAATGATAATAAAACAGATACAGAAGTTAATAATAATAGATTAAATTGTAGACAAATTGAATCTAAAAAAATTTATTTAGATAAAAATAATAATCAAAGTTGGTGTAAAGATGTTGAAATAAAACCCGAACTTTTAAAACATAATAAAGTTGGAGATTTTACAGGATTTAATAATTTAGAATATACGGGAGTCGATCCTCGACCAATGGAAAATTTAGATGTAGATGAGTCATCATATCCTTTTAATATTAATATGGTAAATACTGATTTTTTAAATTTAGATAATAAGCAGATAAAATAATAGATTTAAAAAAATATTATATATTATATTATAATGAAAAATTATTATAATATATTAAAAATTGATAAAAATGCAACGTCAGATGAAATAAAAATAATAATAACAAAAAAAATCGAGAAAATAAAAAAATCTCATATTACATCCGAAAAAAAAAAATTGCAATTAAATGAATTAGAAGAGGCTTATAAATTCTTAAATGATTATCATAAAAGAAAATCATTAGATGAATATGTAGAAAATAATATGATTGATTATACAAATACTAATATTAGTACAAATACAAATTCAGTATGGGATCAGTTTAATAAATCTATGCAAATTTTTGATAATATGGATAATTTATTTAATGGTTTTAATTCAAGTGGTTTATTTGATGTGAATAATTCAAATAATTCATTTCAACAAAATTCATCATTTATATCAACAAAAATAGATGAAAATGGAAATGTAGTGAAAGAAGAAAAAAACTCAACAAATCAAAATGGTAAAATTGAAGGATCACATAAAATAACTACCGTAGATAAGGATGGTAATGAAATTATTAAAACATTACCATTTAATATAAATTCAAAAAAAGTAATTAAATATAGTTTATAATATATACTAATGAATCAAAATATTATTAATGGTTTAATATCTGCTTTAGGATTACCAGGCCAGTTTTATGTACGTATTAATAATTTAAATGGGTCATTGGATAAATCATGGTTAATGTTATTTTGTATACCTCCTATATCATTAATTTCATCAGTTTGGTTTTAAATGGATTGGGTAAAACCAGGAAATGGATTGAGTAAAACCAGGAAAAGGTGCAGATCCTGTAGATAAATTTCTTTTTTTATTACCATTATGTTCAATAATTATAACATTTATTTTTAATAATTTATGTGATGCAGAAGATTATTTTACTGTTCCATTAATTACATTTTTTAATATAATTGCATTTGCAGCGGCAAGAATATTTCGTAAAATGGGAGAATGTCCCGAATCTTCAAATAAAAGTTTTGGACATGCTATTCAAAGTGGAATAACATCTTCAATAAAATCTCAAATTATAAATGTTGTATTTGGATTTGCGGGTTATATACCTTATATTGGTATGATATTTATGTGATGGGATTTAATTGGCATGGTACCTGGTCTTGATATAGGTATTATAATGGGATTCATGCATTTATTGTTAAATATGGAAGGGAACGATGATCCAAGTGAATTTGAAAAGATGTGTAATAGTAACAGTGATATAATGTCATTTAGTACATTATGGAGATTTCTGTTAGCAAATGGTACAGCATTTGCTATTAATTTAATGCCATAAATTTTATAATTTATATATATATGAATTATAAAATTAAAAAGATATTTAAATATGATGTTAATTCAGAATTAGAAAAATATTTTATTTTAAATCCAATCCAATATTATTGTAATAGAAATATATTGTCTATATTTCATGATAAAGTTAGTTATCAAAACTCGTCTTCAGCAGATGATTTATTTATTTATTTAAATGAATTTTATAATAATAAAATTTTCAAACAATTAATAAATTTTAAAATTGATACATATAATTTATATAATAATAATGATAAAAATATAGATTTAATCGATATGAAAATAAAATATTATACGATGTCTAGAAGAAAAGCATTTATGATAACATGTTGGGATACAATGACTGAAGATGATGTATTAGAAATTGCAAAGTTTCTAGATAAAAATGGCCGAGTTTATTATATAAGAAAATTTAAATTTACAAATAATGAATTAATATCTTTAATGTATCAATGGTATAGTGATACAAAAAAATTAAGAACAAAAGATGGCCTTAATGAGAAAATAAAATATACATCAAGAAACTTTGATTCTGAATACAAGAATATTCATATAATATTATTTGATAATATTAATAATTTACCAATTTCTGGAGGACAATCTAAATTTAAACAAAAAATTAGAGATATAATGTTAATAAAAAATAAAAAATTAAGAGGTGATGATTTTATTCATATAAATGATTATTTTTGTCAAACAAATGAATACTGTCAAGTATTATTAAATAAAAATTCAAGAGATTTTTTATCAAAATTTAATATAGATAATTTTTTATCTGAAAACTTTAAAAAAACAAGAATCATGGTTAGTACTTATAAAAATTGGTTAAATAAAAACTGTAATTTACAACAAAAAGAACATTTTTGTTTAATTAGCGGAGCTATATTAAGTATTTATGGTATTCGGCCATCTAATGATATAGATGGTATATATAGAGAATATGAGCCAAAATTTGATGAATTAGTTAAAAAAACTTTTTTTAATTCTAATACCAAATTTTTCTTTAGTGATATAGGATCTGAAAATTGGAAAGAATCATGGAAATTAAAAAATCAAGATTGGGTTAAATCATTTAATAATGTTTATGAAACAATTGATGATATTATTATGGATGAAAAAAATATATTTTATTTTATGGGTATTAAATTTTTTAACTTAGAATTTGAAATAAAGAGAAAAATTTTTATTGCAGAAAATAATAAAAAAAGTCCTAAATTTATGGCAGATATGTGGTTTTTTAAAAAATTATGGGATGTTACTTTTAAACAATATAATACATTTCCTGAATTATATAATTATACTGATATTTGTAATTTTGTTAAAAAGCAAGATAAAAAATATATTTCAAAATATAAATTTTTCTTAAAAAAAAATTATAATATAGATTTTTTACTCTAAAAACTAAACGATGATTTATTTATCTTCATAATCATCTTCATAATCATCTTCATAATCATCTTCATTGCTATTTTCATCTTCATCATCGTCATCACTACTTACAAAATCTTTAATTCTATTTATTCTTGCATTCATTTTTGCAATTTTTTTAATAACTTTAATTGGAGTTCCTATGAATGAACCTATTAATGGTATAATATTAATTAAAGAAAATCCTGCTGAAAGAAAATCCCCTCTTAATAAATTAATTATTATAGCTAATCCATCGATTGCAATACCTGCTCCTGGTATAAATCCTAAAATATCTAATAATGTAGTTCCTATATCTAAAACTTTAGTTATAAAACCTGTATCTTTATTCCAATCAAAATACTCTGCAAAAAACCCCCCCTTCATATCAATTACATTTTGTTTTTTGTATAATGTATTATTATCTAATTCTTGTAACATTTTTTTATTTTCAATAGATTGTTTAATTAATTTAAATACATCATTCGTTGAAAAATTAATTGCAGTTACTTGATTTATTTCATTAGTTAGTTCTTTTAAAAACCCTTTTTTATTTATAAAATTTTTATTAATTGAAAAATTTATTAATGTAATAGCATAACTCAATTTATGTAAATCACTTGATAATTTATTAACATTATTATCTGGAATATTTATATTTTTATTAGTATTTTTAATTTTTAATATTTTTTGTTTGTATATTTCATTATTATTATTTATAATATCAGATCTAAATTCCTGAATTGTTTTCATATATATATATATTATATAAAAATTTAAAGTAATTTTTTAACATTAAATAGTCAATGTTAAAAAACTACCGCGTTGACATGTTATGTCTGCTCCATTTTTTGTTAATATTTCTTTTAATCCCAAGCCAGTTAAAATATTCAGCTTTGTATAATTATCTTTGCATCGACTACGTATTGAGAAAGATACCATTAATTTACCTTGTAAATGAAGTTTTGCATTTGTTAAAACTTCAGCGCATTTTTGCTTCATCCCACGTGGGATGGAGCAAAAATTCAGATAGGTATATTTATCGATTGATTTAAATTTTTCAAGATATGAAAATATATCTTGATGTATACATTCAAATTGTTTTGGTAGAAATAATTTATGCCATCTATGAACATTTAGATCAATATCAACAAGCGTAATCTTATAATCATTAATATCTAAACCTAATTTTTTTAAACATCTAAAAAATGTCAAAATGAATCTTCCATGACCATCCATTGTAACAAGATGTTTTTGATTGTTATTTTGCATTTTATTTATAATATCATGACATCTTATTTCTTGATTTTCTTGAGCTTTTTTTTGGTGGTTAGTATAAAATACATTGAAAATAATATTGTAATGCCTATCAAAAATATCAAACCAAATTTTTTGAGATACAAACTCTCTATATTTATTGTCTAGTTTATCTAACATATCACATTGACTTATGCTAGGCATTAATTTATTTGTTTCTCGAAGTTTATCATTTTCAAAAAACTTAGTTATATTTTCAGTCCAGTAATTATATACTTTGTTAAGTTTTTTATTATAAAACATCAAAAAACTATATGGATTTGGAATATTATCATAATTTTTTGTTAAAATAGAATGCAATAAAAAACATCTTTCCAGGTTTAACTTTAATAGTGGAGTTACTTTAGTAACTAAATCCATCATAAATTGAATTTAATTGAATTGACCATAATAATAAATATTTTTTCAATTTTTATTACACCTTTGCCGAGTTTATTTATTATATAAATAACTTTACCTATATCAGATCTGTTAATTTTTTGATTGACATTTTTTATAATTGAATAAATCCTTCAATTATAAAAATTTAATTTATACTTATATATATATATAAATGAAAACTGGATTAATAATAGCGTTAATAATTGGAGTTATTTTAATAGCTGGAGTAGGGGGAGCAGTATTTTATTGTTCAACAAATAAAAATAAAACACATCCACAAGCAGGAATAATTACATTTTTTATACCATTTATTGGACAATTAATATCTAGATTTGCATTTGTTTCAGATGGAAAAAAAATGTCTCATATGTGGTTATTATTTCCTCTTTTTTGGATTCCTCCCTTTACCGTAGTTCCAGCATATTTTTTATATAATGATATGGAAATGTGTTAATTTTATATATAAAAATATAAATAAATTAAGTATGTAAACTAGGTTCTTCATTATAAATATTGGTATCTACTTTAATTTTAGGTAGAATGCTAATTGCTTTAAGTTCCTGAATTAGTAATTTGAATGCATATGGAATTTCTATTTTATGAGTAGTATATGGCTCATTTCTTGAATTACATAATTGGCATGTATAAATGTTTTTATCTGGTCGTTTTCTTGCAAAAAACCCACAGTTACTGCATACGTGAACAAAGTATTGATCAGAAGTATTTACTAAACGTTCCTTCAAGAACTGACCCATACCGTGTGCTATCATGCAATTATGTGCTACAACACCTTCTGCTAAAAACGAATGTGTCTTATCTACTGAAATATCATATACTGATTGATCACCAACTGCTTTCCTTCCAATTACTTTCATATTCATTGTTGGTAAATAATCTTTCTGTCTTTCTACTCCATATGCAGTATTATCATCATTTAGAAACCAATCCAATACATCTATCTGTCTCAAAAAATCCTCTGCTGTTGGAAATGAATTAGATCGGAAACTACCAAAACTAGTTCCTTTAATTAAATGATCACTAATATCATGAGTTGTAGGAATTGCATATTCATGAAGTAATGCTTCATTCTGTTTTAATTCATTAACTGCTTTAATAATTGCATTTTTTGTTCTAATGTTTTTTGAAGGATTAGATAATTTTTCAGCTTTATAATTAGTAATTTCATCAACTCTATTAACAATCCAATTATGTTGTCTAGTTACTTCTGTTCTTAATCTCTTATATGAAACACCTGCTTCTAATCTTTGCAATTTATGATAGCAGTATCTGAATCCAATATTTTCTGAGAATAGGATCAAATTATCCAAACCAATATGCATATTTATTTCATAAACCTTGTCATTATTTTCTTTATTCTTACTATCACTAATTTCTTTAGGTTTTTGAATAGTAACTTCATTAATTTCAAATTTAGATAATAATTCTTTAATTTGTTCCATCATAATATTTAATGACTCTACATTTTCTTCTGTTTTTGATTTTGAAAATCCAACTGAAGATAGTAAATCACGTTTACCACGATGTAATCCCAAAAAACACGTATGTCCATCTCCTCCAAACATTGCTCCTAAGAATTCTCTTAATATGGATTTTGGACAGGTATTTACGAATTCTGGTAATTGTGCTGATTGATTTACCTTTCTACCTATTGTTAATCCATTTAGTTTTAATATATTTTTCATGAATTCATTTGGTAGATTTATAGTATAACAATTTTTCTGAATAATATATGACTCTTTATCACAAAACATATTGAGATCTACTAAAAAACATTCTACATCTAATTTATGTCCTAAAAATATACTTCCTCTATTATCATCTCTATTAATATGCCCATCAGTTATTAATAATCCAATAATACGAGCAAATGCAAGTGTTTTTAAATAATTCTCTTTATTGTCGGTCTTTAATGTTAAGTCATTTAACTTCAACGACCAATTATTACATTCAGTAATTTCTTTTTCAACATCTAACTCGGGACATGTAATTCCTACTTTAAGACGATCTTCATTAATAACCAAATCTTTTGCTTTCACCCATTCATTATGTTCAGTTAAGAATGGATGATCTTCAGTAAATACAGTTTTACGTCCATCTTCCATTGTAAGTTCAATACAAGGACGTGTTCCTTTATTTAAAAATCCTACTTGTTTTGAAGAAACTAACCCATTCTTATTTTCATCAAATCCTAAAACATCGATTTTATTGTTTTCCATATTCTTGATCTTCATACTTAATCCATTTGATAAAGTTAAGAGCATATTACCTTCTGCGCAATCTCGTTCCATTTCTCCAAACCGAAGACCTCCATCCCGTGCCCTGCCTTCTGGTGGCTGTCGTGTGAGCACTTGTCTTGGTCCTTTTGATCGTGAATGAATTTTATCTTGAACCAGATGTTTGAGTCTCATATAAAATGTAGGTCCAATAAATATTTTTGATCTTATTTTTTTTCCAGTCATACCACAATACAGATCTTCAAACCCATGTTCGTTAAATCCATATTGTTTTAGAATATGGGTTGCGTCGTCAATACTATAATCATTAAAGGGTGTAGCATCGGAATAATGTCCTCTCAATGCGGAAACTTTACCCAATACACACTCAAGTAATTGACCAATAGTCATACGACTTGGAACAGCATTAGGATTCATAATTAAATCAGGCTGAACTCCGTCCTTGGTAAAAGGCATGTCTGCAGATGATAAAACGATTCCACATGTACCTTTTTGACCGTGACGGCTTGCAAATTTATCACCAATAACAGGTATACGTTCAGACCGTACTTGCATAGAGTACATTTCATATCCATCAGAATTATAAATTCCAGTATATATTTTTTCAACATGGGCACTGACATTTGATTTATAAATCTGTGAATTATCTTTAAAAATTTTTGCCTGATTTTCAGAACCTGGATCAATAGGACTTATTTTTCCAATAATAACATCACCATTTTCTATTTTTGTTTCTAATGGAATGTATCCTAAACTATTAAGTTTTTCATAATTTGCTTTTTTAATTCCAGATACTTTACTAGGATCAGGTTTTATAAATTTATCATCTTGTGATGTAGATGGATTTTTTTTAATTTCATCTGTATATTTTTTCATTACATATGATCTAAATAATCCTCTATCTAAAGCAGATTGATTGAATACAAGACTATCTTCTTGATTATAGCCTGTATAACAAGCAATTGCAACGATGACATTTTCACCATTAGGCATATCCATAGTTTTAAGATATTTCATTGCTCTTGTTTGTACTAAAGGATAACTTGGATTTGCTAATCTATAACTAATATCTATCCGATGTCTCTCATTTGTAGCATAAATTCCTTTTCCTTGTTTAGACTGTGAAAAATTATAAATATTACGTGGTGCCTGATTATGATCAGCAAATGGAATACACGATGATGAAGATCCGAGCATCATAGATGGATGAAATTCACAATGAGTATATTTTACATATACAGTATCATTATATCTATTAATTTTATCACCAGTTCTATTTGGATTTTGAACTGGTTCTGTCATTTTATTTTTATTTTTATTCAAATCTTTAACCTTCATTGCAATCATTAAATATTCAGATTCTTCTACATCAACATATTCGATTATATTAGTATACTTTAACATAAAAAGATTCCATCTACTAACTTTGTCTTTATTTATTCCAGTAAGATCTATATCTTCTAACATTTTTTGTGTTAAAAATAATTTATTGTCCTTAACTTTTAATAACGGTCTTATCATTCTACCCCCATCAGTATAAATTTTAATTTCCCTATTATAAATATCATTAACAATAGATATGTGTCTATTAATAAAATTATTAGATCTTTTTTCTTTTAAGAAAATAACTAATTCATCTGGTTTATCAGTAAAACCTAACCAATTTCCATTCAATAAAATTTTATTATTTTCTTTAAATTTATATGGATGTATATCCTGAATATTTATTATTTTATCTTCTAATAAATCTTCTATAATTGTTTCTTGGGATTTCATATTTAAAGTAATATCCGCCATTAATGATAAATGTTTTTGTAATCCAATTTTAGCACCTTCTGGAGTTTCAACCGTATCTAAAAATCCATATTGATTATTTCTAGCATGACGAATACTAACAACCTTTTGGGTACTTGAATCAACGGAAGGTGTAACAATTCTTCTAAAACATGATATTGTTTGTAAATATGAATTTCTTTGTAATGCTTGAGAAACACCTTTTCTGGCTTTCTGTATTCCCCAAACTCCAGTAGATAAACCATTTATTAAACCTTGTTCTATCGTATTTGGCTTAATTTGATTAATTACATTAATGGGATTATCATCATCTCCATTATATTTTTTCTCAAAAAACTTATGAATATCATTTAACATTTTTTTGTAATATTGTTTAAATAATTGAGTTATTAAAACACCTGGCATATCAATTCTTTTATTATTATAACTATCTCTATCATCTGGTAGATCTCTATTTAAAAAAACATTTAACATTTTTCTTACCATCTGACAAATATAAATTGCTTTATTAAATAAATCAGGTCCTAAATGTGGCAATACATCATCCGCTAAAGTTTTTAAAATAAACATTTTCTTTTGCTTTTGTCTATCTTCTTCATCAGTATCAGATATTTTTCGCCATCTTTTTACCCTAGATATTAGAGCTTCAATTGCTTGATCTTGTTCTTTAACCATAATATCATTATTATCAGTCTTTAAAGAACACATTATATTATCTTTTAATGAGTCTCGAAGAATATTTGACATAAGATTATCATCTGGACTATTTGTAATATAGTCCATAATATCTTTATCAGTTGTAATTCCTAATGCTCGTAACATTATAACCAAAGGAACATCATTAAAATGAGGTGTTTCTATAATAATACTATTATCTTTCTTCATTTTAATATTTAAAGTTTGAATCATTTCAGTATAATTTGGTTTTTTAGAATTTACAGTTGCATATATCTGAAAACCATCTTCATAATTATTATCTTTTTTTTTAAAAATTAACATTTTATTATCACACATTCTTTCCATACCAATGATAACTTTTTCATTACCTTTTACAATAAAATAGCACCCTGGATCATATTCACATTCGGTATTTCTAATATCTTTTCTTAAGTTTATATTACAATAACTACTTTTTACCATAATTGGTATAGATGCAACAGGATGTTCTTTTTCTATATCACCTATAATTTTTATAGTTTTTTCACCTGTATTAACATTTGTTTTTTCTTGTATTTGTTTTACGGTTGCTTCTATTCTTGCAGAATAAGTATAATTATTTTTTCTTGCATCTTCTGGAAACATATATTCATCTTTACTTGGAATTATAGGTGGCTTAATCGATATATCTTCAAATAAAAATCTATATGCATATATATATTCACCAACTACACTTTCATAGAATTTATTAGGATTCTCTGTTAAACATTTAGGAATTGATTCTTCTAAACATTGATTATAATGATTATATTGCATTTGATATAATGCATATTTTTCATTAAAATATAAATCTTGAAGAGGTAATATTTTATCCTGATTTAGTTCCATATTATGTATATATAATATCATGTATTTAAATAATTTAATTAAATATCAATTTTATTAAATTAAATTATTTAAAATCTTTTGATAAATTAGAAACTTTTTCTTTTAATAAATTTAAAGATGTATTTAAATTTATAATTTCATTGTTACTTAAACAATTTAAATTTAATTTCTTTTTATCAAAAATATCAAAAATATTTACATATTTTTTATCTTTATTTTCATCTTTATTCTTATTTTCATCATTATAACTTATATCATCACTACTATCTATATCACTACTATATATATCTTCAATATTATTTTCAGTATCATCCATTAATTCCTTCATTAATTTATTTTTAATATTATTTTTATCTTCAATATCATCTTCAATATCATCCATTAATTCCTTCATTAATTCATTTTTAATATTATTTTTATCTTGAATATTATCTTGATTATCATCTTGAATATCATCTTCAGTATTATCAATTAATTTCTTAATAATTTTATGATACTGAAGATGATATTTATTTTTAATATTATTTTGATTATTATCTTGAATATTAAGTTCAGTATCATCAATAAAATTATTAATAATTTTATTTTTAATATCATTAGTTGATAATTTATCTAAATTATTTACTGGTCTAATATTACTTAACAACCTATCAAAATCATTCATAGGTTTCATACTAGTTAATAATTTATTATTTTGTGAATTCATTAATGGCATATCTGTAAATATTTTATTAAAAATATTATCAAATAATTTATTATTTTGTGAATCATTTTCTTGAATAGATTTATTCATAATATTAGTAATTAAATCATATAACAAATCAGAAAACATTATCAATAGTTCGTCAACTACAATAAGATAATAATAGTTAATTTTTTTATACCAGGAATTATTAAGTAAATTAATATTTATTTTTTTAGTCTTATACAAATCAATTGGATAATTCCAATAGCGAACCAATATCTTATGAGTACCTTTTATTTTATAATAAGCAATAAACCTTTTATGAAAATGTTTTAAAAATAATAATGAAAACATTCCAAAAAATATAAAATAAAAATTAAATATTTTTTTTAAAAAAATTATAACGAATAACTGATATAATTCTAACATTTTATTTAAATTATATTTTAATCTTTAAATAAATAATGATATTATTTATTTAAATAATATCATATAGACTGAGTCGTAACAGAAAGAATGTAAAACCACTATGAGGTACTAGATGATAAAAATACACGTTTTTGTAAAAAAAATTACTCTTGACTACGCGCGTACAGATGTTTTAAATATATAAAAAATTAACCATAAATTATATTTTTTATATATTTATAATAATGGCAAAAGATGAATTTACATATGACGACCTAAGTAATACAATTAAGAATATTGCTTCTGAAATAAACGCATATTATTTAGATTTTAATAATAAAATTAAAATCTTAGAATCTTGTAAAGACTTAATTATATTGAAAAAAAATGATAATTTCGATGATTATAAATTTTATACTGGATTAATAAGTAATTCATATTTTTATTATAAAAATTCTAGTGAAATACGAGTTAAAAAATTATCTAAAGATTTAAAAGCACATTGTAAAACAATCAAAATACAACATATGGTATCTAGTGATATTTATTTTAATACTGATATAATTAAACAAATATTAGATGCATATAAAGAAACAATAAAAGAACAAGAAAGTTATGATTCAAATAATAGAAATAGATTATTTTGGATAAAAGATAATAATTTTGATAGATTTGAAGAATGGCCTAAGATTTTACTATATTTATTGAATTATCATAAACTTGTAATTGAGATGTTATTAGAATGTTTAAAAGTAGAATTAAAATTTCTAAAAGCTCAAAAAACTAGTTATGTAAGTTTAATTAATAAAAAATTTAAATTAGATAGTTATCATGAATATTCAAAAGAGAATATCATGAAAATCCATGATATAAATAATAGCGTAAATACATCATTGTTGAGTTCAAATAAGAAAAAATCATTTGAAGATCTTCAATTAAAGTTTACTAAATTAAAAGACCTTAATACCAGTTTACAAGCAAATGTAGAAAATTTAGAAACTAGTTTAAGTGAAAAACAAGAAAATGTAGAAAATTTAAAAACTAGTTTAAGTGAAAAACAAGAAAATGTAGAAAATTTAGAAACTAGTTTAAGTGAAAAACAAGAAAATGTAGAAAATTTAGAAACTAGTTTAAGTGAAAAACAAGAAAATGTAGAAAATTTAGAAACTAGTTTAAGTGAAAAACAAGCAAATATAGAAAATTTAGAAACTAGTTTAAGTGAAAAAGAAGCAAATATAGAGAAACTCCGTGAAGAATTAGAAACATTAAAAACTATAATTATCTCAAAAGATAAAGAAATAGAAACATTAAAAACTACAATTACCTCAAAAGATAAAGAAATAGAAACATTAAAAACTACAATTACCACAAAAAATATAGTAAATTAATTTGTTCATAATACATTAAATGAATAAATTAATAATACAAAGATTGACTCATCTAATATGAATAATAATATATTTGATGAAAATAAAAAACTTTTTTATTTTTAATAATTTAAAAATATTTAAAGATATATAAGTTTTTTATTTAAAAAAATGAATGAGATTGCAGAGATTCCTCCACAAAATATATTAAAAGAAACTAAATGGAGAGATGAAAATGAAAGAATTTTAAAATCTTGGGCTGATAAAGCCCAATGTTATCAAATGATGCATGATAGAGCACATAAACGTTATTGGTGTTTAAATGCATGGTTTACAATTCCTGTAATAATTTTTTCAACTATAACAGGAACAGGTAATTTTGCCCAAAAATCAGTAAGTGAAAATTGGAAAATGGAATTCGTAATGGCAATTGGTACAATAAATATTTTATCAGGTATTATAACAACAATAGCTCAATTTATAGGAGTTGCACAAAAATCAGAAGGTCATCGTATGGCATCGATACATTGGGATAAGTTTTCAAGAAAAATTAAAGTAGAATTATCAAAAAACAGGGATGATAGAGTAGATTGTAATAATTTCATGTTAACATGTCAACAAGATTATGATAGACTAATTGAAACTTCACCTAACATACCTACAGATATAATTAGATGGTTTAAAAATTTAGTTAAAGGTAAAACAGAAGATAAAGTAGGTGGATGCCAATTATGTTTATATGAATTTTATTGTTTTCCGTTTGGAATTGAATGTTGTAATAGAAGTCTAGGTTGTTGTAATAGTGGAAATAATAATTCATCTAATAATGAGTTAATTGGAATAGATATGCCAGAAATAATTGGTAAGTTAAAACCAACTTTAATTAATACTAGCAGTAATCATGATGATAATAATGAATATAATATATATAATGAAAATCAAGTTTAATATGTATCAGGATTTAATATATTAAAAAATATTGAAAAATTATAATATTCAAAGTATAAGTATAATTAAATTTAAATTTATGTGTTTGTTTAATTATGTGTATTGTTCAATTATATGAGAATGAATGTCCTATTTGTTATACTTCTGAATTACAATGGCACCAAATTATGAATAAATCACAAATTGCAGTTTTTAAATGTAATCATTTTACATGTAAAAATTGTTATGAAAAAATTAAAAATAATTTTAAATGTCCTATATGTAGAATAGAAGGACAAAAACATTTAACATCATTTTGTAAAATATCTGATACCACTTGGAATACATTAGAAGACTGGATGAAAGAATTTCATATTGTTGTTTCTGAATCATTAAATGCTAATTTATCAATAATACCAAATTCATCATTTGGTATTATTTATATTAATATGATTAAAAAAAAACGCGAATATATAATACAAATGCGCCAAAATAAAATGATTGAAGATATTAAAAATAAACAGATTGTAAATAAAAAAAAAAAAGAATATGAAAAAAACATAGCAATATGTTCTAAATGTGGAACTACATGTAATAGTTTATATCAATTAAAAAAACATGAAAATAATTATAAATGTATTAAACTTGCATTAAAACATAATTTCCCCCACTCTTGAATTTTAAATTAAATTTCTTTATTATTAAAAAACTTTAATTTAAAATTGTTGTTTCAAATAATTTTCCGGTAACTAAATATGGATCACAATTTGAACTTGGTCTTCTATCTTCAAAATAACCTTTTCTATTATTTACTGTATCATTACCTCTTCTAATAGAAGCACCTCTATTAGCTGTACCATGTGTGAATGTATCATAAGATGCAGTTTCATGACCCCCGGTCATACGTTCTTCATTACCACTTCCATATAATTTCATATGTTCCATATGTTTATGAGATAATTTTTGAATTGCATCATCGATGTAATCAATACCATTGCGACTATTTGTCCCCTCTCTCATATTTTTAGTACTATAATTTGCGTGACATCCTGAACCATTCCAGTCACCTTTCATTGGTTTTGGTTCTAAATCTACAATAACTCCATGATTTTCAGCAACTCTGTTTAAAAGATATCTAGCCATCCATAAATGATCCCCCTGATCAATGCCTGTACATGGACCAATTTGAAATTCCCATTGTCCTGGAGCAACTTCTGCATTAATACCAGAGATTGTAATACCTGCATATACACATGCTTGTAAATGTTCTTCTGCAATATTTCTACCAAAAGAATTATTAGTACCAGCACTACAATAATATTGTCCTTGGGGATTAGGATTTCCATTAGAAGGAAATCCTAATGGTTTATTAGTGATAGGGTTCATAAAAAAATATTCTTGTTCTAAACCATACCATGGTTCTTCATCTAATTTTTGATCAAATACAGATTTTGCCCATTGTCTATGATTATTTTTTAATGGAGTATCATCTGATTTATATGTATCACATAATACAATTTTATGGTGTTTTTTTCTAAATGGGTCATTAAATAATGCACATGGTTTAATTATTACTTCTGAATCAGCACCAGAAGCTTGTCCGGTGGAGCTACCATCAAAGTTCCATATAGAAAGATCATCAATGGATATTATTTCATTATCCATTATTTTTGTTTTAGATCGAAGTTCATTATTACCTCCAATCCATACATATTCTACAGATGTTTTCATTATATAATATTACTATATACATTTTATTTTAACTTGCTAACAAAATAATAATATAATAATATTAAATAATATTGAAATAAAAAGATTTAAAGTGTTATTTATTATTTATAATGCTTAAATGAAATCTATACAAAATATAGATAATATCCAAAATCTCCAAAATATAGATAATATAGACATAAATAGTGATGATATTTGGAATCTTTTAGATTCTTTAGAATCTTTAGATGAATTAAAAGATTCTTTAGATGAATCAGAATCAGAATTAGAATTAGAATTAAATAAATGTGAAAATTGTGGTTCTATTAACTTATATAATGATACTGTAGATGGAATGATAGTTTGTGCAGAATGTGGATTAAAAATAAAAGAATTATTAGATAGAAGTCCAGATTGGAACAGTATAAATAGTAGTAATGGGCATACAAGCAGATGCGGTTGTCCCACAAATTATTTTTTTCCACAATCTTCTTTAGGAACAAGAGTTAGTAATGGCAAATACAGTAGAATTTCGATTTTAGAAAGATGGAATCAAATGCCTTATAAAGAAAGAAGTAGATATGAAGTATTAAAATATATTGAGACTAGATGTAATATTCACAAGATTAGTCAACCGATTATTGATAATGCAAAAAATCTTTTTAATAAATTATCTAAAATAACATTTTCAGAAGGTGAAAAGGAAGGGAAAAATATTATAATAAGAGGATTAAATAGAAAAAGTATAATTGCTGCTTGTGTATATAATGGTGCAAATTTACAAAATAACCCACGAACACCTAAAGAAATTGCAATTATATTTGAAATAACAGAAAAACAAGTAACAAAAGGGAATAGAAAATTTAGAGATATAATGAAAAAAGAAAATATAGTTAGTAATATAAAATCAAGTCAATCACATGAATATATTGATAGAACAGAATATGTTCAATTATTAAAATTAGATATATGTCAAATTACAATATCAAAAAAAATAGCAAGAAATGTAAAAAAACTAGATATTGCATCTGATCATCAACCTGCGTCATTGGCTGCTGGAAGTGTGATGTTAATGGCAAATATACTAAATTTAAATTTAAGTAAAAAGAAAATATCTGAAACATTTAATATTTCTCAAGTAACAATAATTAAAACATTTAGAAAAATTTTTCCTTATAGAAAAATTTTAATTAGTAATGATGCCACTAATAAAATTATGAATTTAGCAGAAAATCACCTTCCTAGTTTAAAAGATAAAGACTCTTTAATAGATTTAGACTCTTCCGAAGATAATCCACCTAGTTTAAAAAAGAAAGATTATGAAGATAATAGTGAAGATAATAGTGATGATGATAGTGACGATGATAGTGACGATGAGATTGAATTAAATAGTGAAGAGAAAAATAATTTAATTTCAAGATATATTTAAACCAATTTTATTATATAATAAATTATTAATAAAATTGGTCCAATTTTTTGGAATTATAATTTCTTTTCTAATTTTATCTGAGAATTCTTTATCTTTTTTAATAATTTGTTTTTTTTTAGAGATAAAATGATTATTAAAATATTCTATTATATCTTGTATTGATGGTCTATTAATACAATTTTTATTAATCATTTTTTGAATAATAATATCAATTTTAGAATTAGTAAAAGTTATATTATTTTTAGAATTAAGAACATTATAATATAAATTACATAAATTTTTACCAGAGTAAGGTAATTTTTTTTTGTAAATTTCACAAAATAAACATCCTAAAGAATATATATCAGTTTTATATGTATGATATTTACCTTCAATTATTTCAGGACTAATATAATAAGGAGTACCTATGGCTGTTTTTCCGAAATATTCATATTCTGGTAATATACAACATGTACCAAAATCAGCAATATATGGTTTATCGTCATAAACTAAAATATTTTGAATTTTAATATCTCTATGTATAACTTTATTATAATGTAAATATTGTATAGCTAATAATATATTTATCATTAAATCATGTTTTTGGGAATTTAATAATCTTTTTTTAGAAAGATATTGTTGTAAATTACCTTGATTACAATATTTCATTTTTAAATATATATTATTTTTATGATACAAAATATCATGATACTTTATTATATATGGACAATTATTATAATATCCAACTAATATTTCTGTTATAATCATTTTTGATTCTTTATCATTTAAATTTTCTAAGTTAATTTTTTTAAAAGCATAATAATTATTATCTAATTTTGATTTTGCTAAATAAATATTACTATAAGATCCAGATCCTATTTTCTTTATTAAATTGTAATTTTCCATTTTATTTTAAATAATATATTATTTAAAATAAAATTAAATATTTTACATAATTATAGAATGTGGAATTACATCATTAATAGTTTCAACTAATATTATCTCTAATCCATTAAATAAATTGGGATCATCCAACATAATTTTTTTATAATCATCTTCATTTTCTTTTGAAACTAATATTTTCGTAATTCCTGCCCTTTTAGCTCCATTTATTTTATATTCTAATCCTCCTATTTTAGTAATATTACCTAATAAATCAATTTCTCCTGTCATTGCAACTTGATTATCTATAGGTTTATTTATAATCCTAGATATAAATGCTGTTGTAAATGCACAACCAGCAGATGGTCCATCTTTTGGTGATGAACTACTAGGTGCATGAACGTGAAATCCTGACTTCCATTTATCTTGTAGATATTTATTAATATCTGTAATTTCAAATTTCTCTTTATTTTGGTTAATATATTCAATTGCACAAGTAAGAGCACATTGTACACTGTCTTTCATAACATCGCCTTGACTTCCTGTTAATCTTAAACTAAACGGCGATTCATTATTAAAAAAGTTACTATATATTTGTATTGGTACAATACCTCCACTACCGACGCTAGTAGCATATAATCCATTAATAATACCAACTGTTGGTTTTTTATGTATTTTTTGTATTTCCATTTTTGGTTTTTCTAAAATTTCTTTTATTAAATCTTTAGATATTATAATAATATCATTATTACTAATAAATAATTTTCTTTGATATAATCTATCAATATTTAAATTTAATAATATATACTCAATTTTTCGTTTTAAATCTCGCACACCTGCTTCAAGAGTATATTTATTAATTATATATTTTATATTTTCATTACTAATTTCAAATTGATTAGTTGAAAATCCAATTGATTCACACGCTTCTTTAAACATAAATTCTTTAAAAATGTTCACTTTGTCATTTAATGAATATGGTTTTATATTAATTTCTTTAAATCTGTCTAATAATATTGGATCTATTACACTATTATCATTATAGGAAAATATCATAATAACTTTATCCAATGGGAAATCTACTCCTTGGAAATATCTATCTTGAAAACATTTATTCATATTTGGATCTGTTAAATGGATTAATATACTAGTAATTTCATTTGTACCATTCTTTGAACAAGCCTTATCTAATTCATCAAAATATAAAATACATCTACTTTTATTATTTTCAATCATTTTTTTAATTATCATACCCGGCTGAGATCCAGAATAAGTATATCCATGTCCATGTAATAATTCACCATCATTCTGACCACCTAATGTAATTTGAGTAAATGGTATATTTAATGCATCACCTATACTTTTAGCTAATAATGTTTTACCAACACCAGGAGGACCAACTAACGAAATTACACTACCACCACTATTAGGATTAGTAATCCATTTACCAATTGTTTGTAATAATGATTTTTTTGCTTCAATATGTCCAAATGTTAAATTTTTTAATTTATTATCAATATTTGATATAAAAAATTTTCTTTTACTCAAATCTTTATTTAATTCTTCATAAAGAATGTCATCATTTGGCGATGTCCATGGAAATTTTAATAATGTTTTTACATATACTAATTGTTTATAATATTCATTATTTGAAGATTTCATTTCTTCTACTTTTTCTAAAGCTAAAGATTTGACTGCTAATGGCATATTTTTAATTGATAAAATCTGTTTTTTAAAATCTATATCATCGCTTGTCATACTTTGTATTTTTTTTAATTCATCCTTCATATTAGAAATAGTTTTTTTAAGTTTAATTTGACTGACATAGTTAAGATTATTATAAATTAAATCATATATCAAATTAGAATTTATTTTTTTATCTTTAGTTATTTCAAATAATAATCCCGCAACATTAACATTTTCTTCATTTCCTAATAATAGTAATCTAATAGTGATAAACATATCAGTAATTGTATTATTTTTTTTTATAAAATCTTTCATAATACTGATGAATGACTTACTAATTAATTCCATATATTTATCATAATTGAAATCTATAAAAGTTATAAAATCTGTATCATTATATGATAAAATTTCATATATTGTAAAAGTCTTGAAAAAATTTTTTGCAAATTTTTTTGTAGCTCTACAATTTATTAATTTAGAATCTAAGATTTTTTTTTTATAATATAAAAATTTATTAGAAATTTGACATGTTTTAATATATAAATTAATTGAATCTTGATTAAAAATACCATCTATTATAACTGTGTTATCATGATTTTTTATTTCTATACAAACTATTCTATTTAATAACTCATCATTATTTATTTTTTTAACATAAATATTAATATTATCCAAATATTTATTAATATTGTCCTTCGGTTCAAAATTATCTATTTCATCAGATGATAAATCACTCATTACTATATCACTTGATTCAAAATTTATTTTTTCAAATTTATTATTTAAATTTTCAAATTTTAATGGAATAAAAACTTCATTAAGAAAATTAAGAAATATATTTGTATAATTGGAATATAGTATATCCAAATTTAATTTTAATAAAATTTCTAATATCAACTTTATGCTATTACATCCATATTTTTGAGAAATTTCAATTATTTTAGATCTTTTAAAATCTAAAGGATATAAAATTAAATTAATATCTTTATTAAAATTCATATTATATATATTTTTTAAATAATTACGAGCAACATAGAAAGTTGAATCATTATCATTTTTTAATTTAATATCTAGATACTTGTCTAGTAAATTACAATTATCGTCTATTTTATTTATTATAAAATCATTATATTCTGTATTTAACTCTTTTACTAATTCATATATTTTACCAATTACAATATTTCTTTGATATAATGATATATAATTTGTATTATAACAAATTTCAATATGTTTTTGAAAACATGTTAAATAATTTGATAAAAATTTATAGTTTTTTTGAATATTAAATATTAAAAATTTATTTTTAATCTCTTTTTCCAACATATTTATATAATATGATACATTTTTAAATATTTATTAATTTAAACTTAATTTATTTAAAAAATATTAAGTTTAAATTCAAATAAATATATATAAATTAACTATATATAAAATGTCAGAGGATAAAAAAAAATCACGATCTTTTAAAATAAAAATTGGAGAAGAAAAAGCTTATGGTAGATATACGGGAGAATCACCATATCAAGCTGCTAATAAAGCTTTATCCGAATTAATTAGAAAGAAAAAAAGTGATGGCAAAACTACAGCAGGTAAAATATCATTTACTTTAATCGAATCTACTAAAGGTAGCAAACATAAAGAACATCAATATGTAGGGAAACGAATAGCATTAAAAGAGGCAATCACATATGAAACAAATGACGGAGTTAAAGTCACAAAACAATTTAAAAATGAATTAAAAAAATTAAAAAAAGACGAATTAAATCAATAAATATATAGTTTTTAATATTTTCTTTTAATATATTTAAAATAAAATATTATTATATTATAATGAAAACTATAATGAAAAATATATTTAATATTAATGACGGAAAGTTATTTGAAATTTCAAATGAGATTTTACCATCATTTTATGACAAGGTTCTAAGTCTACCTGTTATTTTCACAGCTATTGTAATTTTTCAAGGATGTTTTGGAGGATTTGGCATGGGACAAACACCAGCTGTAATTACTAATATGGGGAATAGTCCATTCGCCCGAGTATTTTTTATAACTTGTATAGCTTATACTGCTACATCTGATTTAGAGACCGCTTTATTTACAACAGTATTATTCTTAATAATAATGCATTTATTAAGAACCAAAGAAGAAAAAGAACAACTAAAATATTACGTCTAAATTAAATAATAATATATTTATTTAATTAATTCGAACATTAAATTTTTGACATATATCAAATAATAAATTAAATATTTCAATTTGATTAAGATTTATAAAATTATTTATATCATAACTAATTTTATTTTTTTCAAAAACTTTTTTTATTGATTCTAAATTTCCATATAAATTAATTACACTAATATCATTTTTAATATACGATTCTATATTTATATTAATTTTCTTAATATAATCTTCATATAATTCATTATCAAGAACTAGTGATTCTAATTTGAATATTAAATTTTGTAAATATTTTATTATTAAATCTTTAGAATATTTACTTATTTTATTAGATGAATTAATAATCTTAATATTATCATTAATAATATTTGAAAGATCATTGTTTAATTTTTTATCTAAAGAATCAATGTATACCCGCTGATGTAGTTCTTGATTAATATCAAGAACTATTTCTTTATTTTTTTCATTATTGTAGGTAATAATTAACATAGAATATTTTTTTGAATTAATTTTCAATAATTTTTTAAAATTATTTATACCATCTAAATAATCTTTATTAATTAAATCATTATTTTGAATTTTATTCATAATAATATCTTTTTTAATTTTTATATTCTTAATATAATCATCTAAATTATTTTTTTCATCATTATTAAAATTTATATATTCATTTTCATAACAGTTATATTCAAGATTATTAATTTCTCTTTCTAATTTTTGGTTAAGTTTAAAAAATTTACATTTTAATCTATCTATCTCCTCATATTTACTACTCTCTTCTATCATCTTTTTTATTAATTTTTCATCAAATAATTTATTATCTTTTTTTATTGTTATTTCCGTATTATTATTATTACTACCTTTTTCACTTGCTGTTATACTAATCATACAATTATTATCCACTCTCATTTCCACTCTAATAATATTTGTGTTTTTTTTTTTCATTTTTAAATTACTCAACTTAAAATTACCAATCATTATATTATCTTTTACTAAATTTCGTTCTCCTTGATAAACTTTAATATCTACCTCTTGTTGATTATCTTCTTCATTTGAAAATAATTTAAATTTTTTAATTGGCAATTTTGTTCCCTTATTTATTATTTTTGTCATTTGTCCATCATCCGATTCAATTCCAATTGATAATGGCATAATATCTATTAAAGCCAAATTTTGTGAAAAATTACTATCTGAATTATTTAGTATATAGCCTTGTATTGCTGCTCCAATTGATACTACTAACTCTGGATCTAAATTACATAATAATTCCTTTTCAAAAAATAAACTTACCATATTCCTTACTTCTGGTAGTTTTGTTGAACCACCTACTAAAATTATATAATTAATTTCATTTTTTGATATATTAGCAGATGATAAAATAATATTTAATATATCTTCAATACGTATTAATAATGAATTAAATAAACTTCCTATTTCATTTCTTTTTTTTGTATATTTTAAATTTAAAATTATATTATTCTTATTATCATTATAAAAATTATTTATTTCTATACTATCGATTTTATTACATTTAAATTGTTCACACATATCCAATAAATCATGCATATTGATATTTATAATATCATCATCTAAAATATAAAATTTATTTTTAATTTTAAATTCATTTATAACATCATTTAAAATTAATTTTGTAAAATCTTGACCCCCTAATAAATTATCACCTTGTGTATTTAAAACTTCATATATACCATCATCTATATTTAATATTGATAAATCAAATGTACCACCTCCTAGATCAAATATTAAAATATTAACATCATTATGATACGTTAAACCATATGCTAAAGCAGCAGCTGTAGGTTCATTAATAATTCTAATACAATTTAAGTTAGCTAATTTAGTAGATAATAAAACAGAATCTCTCTGATTTTGATTAAAATGTGTTGGAATTGTTATAATAACATCATTAATATTTGTATTCAGTTGTTTATTTGCTTTAGTAATAATTTTTTTTAATATTAATGCATTTAATTCTTCTAATGTATAATATTTATTTTCAAATTTATTAAATATTTTTATTTTATTATCAACTAATTCATGTGTAAAATTTAAATTTGATAAAAAATTTAAAATATTAATATCATCCACATCATACCCAATAAATCTTTTTATATTTCTAATACAATTATTTATATTATATTTTTCATTACATATTATTTTCCCTTTATCTGTAAATTCTACAATACTGGGAAATAGATTAGATTTATCATTTTGAATTGATATATATTTATTATCATCCCATATATGAGCTACACTATTAGTAGTACCTAAATCAATTCCTAATACTAAATTAGACATTAATAATTATTATATTTTAAATAATTATTAATTACGAATTAATTACTAAATTCTGCAATATATGCATTATTATCATTTAAATTATAAGTGAGAACTATATTACTTGACTTGTCACTATCAAAATCATCTGAAGATATAAATAAACTAGAATCAAAATCAATTATTTCAATATTATTAGAATAATTTATTTTTATTTTATTTGAATCTTCTAATAATCTATCTAATGTATTATTATCAAATATATTCAAAAAATTAAGTATATCATCAATGACTTCCATTTTAGTATTAAATTTTTTATGATACTCATTTATATTCCCTCGAGCTGTATCTAAATCTTTACTATAAAATTTTAGTATTTTCATTCCATAATTTTTTATATATAATAATTTTAGTTCATTTATTTTCTTTAAAAGTAAATTATGTTTAATAGAAATAAATTTATTATCATTTTTTTCAAAAAGAAATATATTTAATTTATAACAATTATTTAAAAAATATCTAAAGTTATTATCTTCTAAACTTTTGTTAATAATATTATTTCTATGAGATTCTGGTAATTTAGATAAATAATTATTAAGCATTTATAATTAAAATTATAATATTTTTTTAAATATTAATTAATTAATTAATTATTTAATTGATATAATAAAATATAAGGACAAAATACTTTCATTATATCTTGCATTTTTTTATTTTCTTCAATTCTTAAATTCAATTCATTATCTATTTCTATATTTTCTTTATTATCTAATTCATATTCATCTAATATATTATCTATATCTGTTAAATTACAATTTATTTGATCATAAAGTAATAAATTTTTTTTAAATTCACCTTTATAATTTGATTGAATATAATTATATCTATCTAAAATTATTGATATTTTATTATTAATCTCATCTTTTAATTTATCCATTTATATATATTTTAATTTATCTATTTATATATCTTTTATTATAAATTCTATTTTAAAATGTTAACATTTTTATTTTAGACAAAATTATCACACTTATTGGCACAGATACATAATCATCATATTTATTTAAAGCATATTCTTTAAAATCTTGTATTTGTTCATCTGATAACTCTTTATTAGTTAATTTTAACATTTCTTTTTTTGATAATTTATTTAAATTTAAGTAAGTTTTAACATGTGTATACCAAAATCTACATTTTAGATCGAGATTTTCTCTAAATTCTCGATCAGATATAAATTTTAAATTAAATTTCTCTCTTGTTTCCATAACAAATTTATCATTACTACACGTAATTATCATAATTTTCCCATCATGACTTAGAAATTTAAAAGCTTGTTTTATGAAAGATGTTATATCTTCATCTAAATTAAAATTAGTAAAAAAAATAATTAAATCATATGAAATATATGGATCTAATTCATAATCAAAAATTTCTGAATAACTTATTTTAAAATTGAATTTACCAAATAATTTATTAATTGAATTTTTATAACAAAGATAATCTGATTGAACTATATAATATTTGTTACATTGTTTAAAACAATTACATACTTCTAAATCTAATTGAGGATTTTCACTATCTATACTCAAAATATTTTTTACTTTATTTTTCATACTAGAAGGTAAATTTTTTAACCATTTTTTTAAAATCTCATCTTTTGATTCAATAAAATTTATATCAAAATCATAATCTTCCATTAATTATAAATAATAAATAAATAAATTCATATAAATAAACTCAATCAAGTAACCCATCACTTAATAAAGACTCGATAATTGAATTAAATTTTTGTCTATCATTTTTAATTTCATCTTCTTTTTCTTTAAATTCAGATATAAAATTTGATTTTATATCTGTAAAATCATCAGGTATTTCATTCGTATCTATATTAGATAATTTAAATTGTTTTTCTATTTCTTTAGTTTTTTTTTTATTTAATGTTTTTGTATTTTTTATATTTCTATTTTTTAAAATATCTTCATATTTGTTAATAATTTCATTTTTATTATTATTAATTTTTATTATAAAATCTTCTGGTGTATTTACTTTAATAATATCATCATTAATTATTATTTTATATGGAATATTTTTTAACTCATATTTTTTATTTCTATTTATTTCACTTTCATTATAATCATTAATTATATCTGGATTATATTTATTATCAAACATTAATTATTATTATTAACGAAAATATTATTAAATCTTAAACTTAAAGCTTTATTTATAAATATAAAGTATGAATCTTTATCAAGTTTTGGAATTAGACTATAATGCTTCTACAAAAGATATAAAAAAATCTTTTCATGCACTTGCAAAAGTGTATCATCCAGATAAAAATAAAGGAGAAGATTCTGTCTTTAAAAATATTAATTTAGCATATGAAATTTTATCAGATTATGAATTACGAAAAGAATATGATTCAAACTTAAATAATAATCAATTACCAAAAGGTTATAATTTATTACAAGATATTATTAATAAAAATAATTTACATATTATTAATCTATTATTTGATTATATTTATGACGACAAAGAACAAGTTAAAAAAGATATAAATGATATTAATTTACCTAATATGTTACAAAAAATTAAAACTAAATTTAATTTAGATATTAAAAATAAAATAAATATTAGTTTAAAAAATATTTATTTTAATAAATCTATTGAATTAAATATTAAAAGAAAAATTAATAATATTTTTTCAAATTTTATAATGAAAATTAATCCGGATATTTATGACGAAGAATTAATATATGAAAATTTGGGCGACGAATTCTTTATTATTAAAGGTATACTTTCAATAAATATAAATTTAATTTATCCCATCGATCCTAATATTAAATATTGTATATTAGATAATTATAATTTACTTATAATTGTTAATTCTTTACATGTTAAATTATTTCATGAAATATCTATATATAATTTAAATAAAATAGAATATTTTAAAGACGACGAGTTTATCATTTACGAAGTTAAAGAATATGGATTTTATAATAAAACACAACATAAAAATGGAAATTTATTTATAAAAATAAATACTATATATATATGAATTCTTTAGAAAATAGAATTTATTCTTCTTTATATACTGTTAAATTAAACAATCTAGATCTTAATATAGATCTAGATTTTATAAAACAATCTGATATTTTTAAAAAAAAAAACATAAGCCCTGAAACGGACATAGCTTTATCTATAAAAAAAATAGAATACTTGAATATAATTAACTTTGATAATATTATTAAAAATAAATATAATTCTTCTTTAGAAAATATATTAAATAAAAATTATGATATTAAAGAATTTATAAATTATGATTTTTATGGAAATAATATAAATTCTCCTTTTATATCATCTAGAATTTTAAGAAGTATAATAAATAATTTAAATACTAAAACAATTTATGAATTCGGTAAAAGAAAAATTATTATATTTTCAAAAGGTGATATAGAAAATAAATTTATAAATACTATAAATTCAATTTTTAATTTTTTTGATATATTAACAAATAAAGAAAATTATTATTATTTAGAATTTTTTTTAACAAGCAAAAAAAAATTTATTAATTTTAATTTAGATTCTTTAGATCCTGATAATATAAATTCTGGAGCAACATTACCTGGATCTTTTATTTATATATTCAGAAAAGAAGAATTTGTTAAAGTATTATTTCATGAATTAGTTCATTATTTACATTTAGATATGGTGCGTTATCAAGATAAATTTAAAGATTTATATAAAAAAATAAATTTAAAAGCATCAATTATAAATCCAAATGAAGCATATACAGAATTAGTTGCATTATTATTAATGACAGTTTGGAAATATTATGAAAATGAATATAATATAAATTTATCAGACTTTATAAATAAAAAATTAACTATAGAATTAGGATGGTCATATTATCAAATATCAAAAATATTAAAATTTTTTAAATGTTATAATCGATATGAACAATTATTTAGTAATAATTGCGAATTCAGACAAAATTCTAATGTTTTATCATATTTTATTTTAAAAACATATTTTTTACAGAATATAAATATAATATTATCAAAATTTAATATTAATGATTTAAAAATGAATAAAAAAAAATCTGATTTTATATTTAATAATACAAATCTATTAGATACAACCTTCACACATAATATTAATAGAATATTACATTCAACATTGAATAATAAAAATAATGATATATCTCTAAGAATGACATGTTTGAATTAAAAAATTGATTTTTTAAATTAGTAATGAATTTTTAAACCATAATTATAATAAAATAATCACTATATCTAAATGGGTATTAAGCGACTTAATAATTTCTTGGAGAGCAGAAATGCATTAAAATATTATAAAAACATTGGTGATTATATTAGATCTTTTAAACAAGATGGATATAAATGTTTTAATACAAGAAATGACACTTTTATAATTGGTGTTGATTTCATGTTATATGCTCATAAATATAAGTATTCGTGTGATAACATATATTCAGCATTTATTAATCAAATTTTAAATTTTCTAGCAAATAAAATAATTCCAATTTATATTATTGATGGTGTATCTCCAATTGAAAAAAATGAAACACAAAAATTAAGATTAAATAAAAAAAATAGAATTCAAAATAGAATTCATAAATTAAGAATAAAATTACAATATTCTTTAGATGATAATAGTAAAGAAATAATTACTAATGAAATAGTTAAGTTAGATAAACTTAATATTAAAATTACATCATATGATATTAATAAATTAATTGAATTATTTGAAATATTAAATATTCCTTATATTAGAGCTGTAAATGAGGCAGATACATTAATTTCTAAACTATATAAAACTAAACATATTGATGCATGTCTTTCTGAAGATATGGATTTATTAGTATTCGGATGTAAAAAACTTATTAAATTTAAATATAACCAAATTATAGAATATGATTTAAATTATATTCTAAAAATATTACAAATAAATTATAATGAATTTATTGAATTATGCATATTATTTGGATGTGATTATTTAAAAACATTTTTAAGAGATAAACCAGACATTATATATGAAAAATATATGACTTGTAATGATATTAAAGATATTTTTAAAGAAATTGAAAATAAAAATATTGACAATTATTTAATTGATTTTCATTTAACAAAAAATATATTTTTAAATTCAGATAAAAAAGACATTGTTCCACGATTAGCCTTAAAAATGAAAGAAATTAATAAAACAATATTAAATAATTATATTCAAAAAAATTGCAATTATGAAATGAACACTAATACAATATATCTTATATCTCATATTAATGAATTAATTAGAAATAATAGATTATAGCTATTTGCATAAACCTATATCAGAAAAACTATCCAATTTTTTATTATATTTACTAATCATATAAAAGTAGATAAAAATAATTTAATAATTATTTTTATTTATATATAATAATGTATATTCATTCACTTATAAAGCTTTACTAGCAGTATTAGCTTTCTTTCCTTTTTTTTTTGATGATTTCTCAGTTTTCTTTATTACTTCTGGTTTATCTATTTCTTCATCTGCTGAATCATTCTCAGAATCTTGATCTGATGCAACTACATCTGAATCATCATTTGTTTTTTGAGTTTTATTCTCAAAATCTCTATTATATAATCTTTTCATGTATGTTTGAAAGTTATTAAAATGTAATTCATCTCCATCTTCCATATGGAATAAGGTTTTGATAACATCATCTGCAAAAATTCGTCGTTTATCGGATGGATCTTGAAGAGAATTTTCTTTAACATAATCATATACCATTTTTGTTAGATTAGTTCGTTCTATCTGTTGGTCTTTCTCACAACCCCATGGTTGTTCACAAAATTCGATAGGTACGCATTGTTTTGCAACGAATCCACTTGGATCACGTTTTTCACCAGAATTTGAATTCTTTTTACGTTTTGATGCCTCTTTTACTTCTATTTTGTGTATTTTCTCTAATTCCTTGATTAATAGTTTTTGTGTTCTTTGTAAACTAATTATTTGAGAATGATTCTCATCCATTTCCTGAATAATTTCTTTTCCAGTTTTTGTGCTTTTTTCCATATTACTAGTATTATCTGACATATCTTTATATATATTTTATAATATTTACATATTTCAAGAACTGTATATATCAATTTTTTTAAATACATCTTTGAGATAAAAATTAATTATATTAGTTAAATTTAAAGAATTTAACTAATTTAAAGCTAGTACAATTATTCATAAGAATATATGAGTAATAATTCCAATACATTATTATCAAAAGAAGAAGTTTTACTACAATCATTACATGAATTTTATAAAACTAAAATCAATATAGATAAAATTCTACCTATTGTTACAGGTAATAGCGAAATATCATTAAGGGTTTTAGATTACTTTGTAACGAATTATTCAAAATACAAAAATATAACAATTAAAAAAAATGATAATATGATATATAATATATATCAAGATTATAAAAATAAATTAAAATCTTATAATAAAAGATTTTTTGATCCGTTTTGTAGAATAAATAAAAAAAATATGACTAATAAAATTGCATTTAATTATAATCAAGATGAATATATTATTACAACAATTGGACAATTAAATTTTTTTAGATGGGCTATTAGAAATAATATAATAGATTATGTAATTAATGACCATCTAAAAATAAATAATGAAATGAATAATATAAATAATAATAAAAAAAAATACAAAATTAATAATAGTTTAGAAAATAATAAATTTGAAAAAACTCAAGAAATAAAATATAAAATTGACACTTTTGTGAATTTTGGAAATTGTAAAAGACATTGTAAAGTTGAAGTAAAACAAATTAATACTAATAATAAATTAAATATTGTAAAATTACAATTTGAAAAATAATTTATAAATATATATATATGAGATATATTTATATTTTATTACTTTTAATAACATTTTATATTGTTGTTTATTTAATAACGGAAGATAGATGTAATATTGAATCATTTACTCAAATTGATAATAGCAATTATATATGTGATGATAATAAAGCTACCAATACATATGAAGGTGATCATCAAGATAAAACGATAGATAACAGTTATTGTCATTTTAATAATGAAACAGTGTGTAATAGACCATTTGCAGATAATTATAATAGTTTAGAATTAGATATTAATAATGGAGTTTGTAATGATATGGAATTTAGTAATTATGTAGATGTTTATGAATATGATAAAGATGAAAATGGAAATTATATTTTAGATAATAATGATAATAAAATTAAAAAAAGAGTTAAAAAAAGTGAAGTAAATGGAAATCCATTAAAATATAATATTGATGGTAAAACTGTAGTTATGGATGAAGATAATGATATATATTTAAAATATGAAGATGGTACTGTTGTTTATAAAAAAAAATATAATATAGATAATTCAAAATGTAAAAATATAAATAATAAAATCTGTAGATTTCCAATGGCAAAAACAAATGTAAATTCATTATATGGTATTTCTTCAAATGAAAATGAATTCAAATCATTAGTTAATGATAATAATGAATTAATGCCTAATAATTATCGAGTTCAGGGAGAAATATTTAATGAAAAACAAAAACAAATTATTAGACAAGATAAAAAATCAATATATAAAAAATTATTTTTTGATTCTGAGACTATTGAAGGATTAGGATTAAATTTATGGAGTATAAATAGTTATGTTAATTATAGACAATTAACAACAGATAAAGATAGTTTTGTCACTGAAAATTATAATTTTATAAATAATGACAAAAAAACTATTACTGGCGATATTTATAATTCCTTTATTGATAATAAAAATATTTTAATTAACATAAAAGGTTACGGATTTAGTACAATTCCAAGAAATTATTATGAATTAGTAAAATTTGCAAATAATAACGGATTTCATATAGCATTGGCAGTTAGCGAAAATGCTGATAAATATGCATGTGGAATTGCCACTACTAAAGCCATCGCATGTGATATTGCATTAGCAAGATGTAAAACATTCGTATCCCTAGAAAAATTAGAATATTATTTTAACGGATTAGAATCTATGTTACAAATAGAATTAAGAAGAAGACGTAATGTAAATGCAGAAAGATCATGGATTAATAATATAAAAAATTTATATATTAATACTGTAGATAATGAACAGGCAGAGTTAATTGATAATTATATTAACAATAAAGATACATTATCTTTAGCTACAATGTATTATAGATTACATACACATAATGAATTATATTTTAGATATAATAATTCATTATTATCAGATGATGAAAATAAACTTATTGAAGCTAACTTAATACAGAATTCTTCTGTTACTGAATTACCAAGTTTAGTTAGTGTTATGAAATATATTATGAATAAAGCAAAAACTGAAAATGAAACAAATAAATGTGGTATATTACTAGTAAATAACGACAGATATATAAATTATAATAATGATGCTACAAATATTCAGAATATTTGTAATCCTTTGCCAGATATACCTACTTTATGTAATGATAATAAATGTAATGAAGCAACTGTATTAGGTTTAAATCAAGATAATAAATGTTTTATATTACATGATTTTAATTTAACATTTCCAGATTGGGATAAATTTGATAATTTACCAGTAAAAAATGAAAATAACGACAAATGGGTTGATGAAAAAAATAACATTTTACAAAATGATAAAATTAATACAGCACAGAATTTATTAGAAAAATGTAAAAAAATTGGGAATAATTGTATAATGTATAAAATTAATGGTGAAATATATTCATATAATTCTTTATTTAATTAATCTTATTTTCTATATATAATATATAGAATGAATGATCAATCTTCTAGTGAAAAAATTATAAAATCATATCCAGAATTAACACCATATAATGTAGAGTACGACGGTACACCTTTTGACTGTAATAAGTGTAGAACAGGTGAAGATAATTGTTGTGCTGCTCATGATAAAAATAATTCTAATTATTTAGCGTGCCAAAAATGTAGATGTCAACACTTACATAATGTTATAGACGATTCTCGAACAGAAAGAGTTAAAGATCTAGGATGTAAAAATTGTGATGATTCACAATTTAATACAAATTATTGTACGGACTATGGTAATTTAAATAATAACTTAAAAGCAAATATTACGGATTGTAGTAATAATTTTTTGAATGTTGGAAATAACTCTACAATTACTGATGTCGAACTTCGGTCTGAATGTAATATAGGAGGTGAAAAAAATGTAGATGTAATTACACCATCAACTTCCACTCAAAGTCAACTACCTGCATTTAATATGAATCATGCTTATATGGGAGGAGGGGTATTATTATTATTACTTATGTTATGGTTATTATTTGGTTAAATAAATTATATAAATATATATATATGCAAGTTAAATATATATTTATATTGTTTTTTTTAATATTCGTTTTACGTAAAAACTCTACAAAAGAAAAATTATCAACAGAAGAAATAGAAAAAATAAGTGGAGGTTTATTAAATATAAAAAAAATGTCATCTAATACAAATTTTGACACTACTAGTGATTCATTTACTAAAGATATAGATAATTTAATTACAGAAAATACTGATAGTGATAGAACTATTATTGTAAATTCCGATACTTCTGAATTAAAAATAAATAAACAAGCTGATGTTGAACAAATAAATGGTAAAGAAGCCGAACCAGAACCAGAACAATTAGAAGAAAGTGGATGTAACGATGTTACAACTTTTGGAATAGTATTAGTAATAATAATATATATAGTCTATCATCAAATAAATAATTAAAATTTAAATATATATTAAGTATATAAATGTCTAAAAATCAAAGATATTCATATATCAATAATAAACTTATTGAAAATTTATGTACATTTAAAAATAGTAAAGCATATGAATTTGCAGAATATAATTCAAATAACGTAATTGAACATGCTACTTTTGGAAACGACACTACTTCAACAGAAGTTAACCAAACATCTAATACTTCAAGTGATTCTCTTGCAATTACTACCACAAATAATAACACTGAAAATACTACAACCAATAATACAGATAATTCTATACAATCCGAAACAGAAATTAATAGTGAAATAAATATATCAGCTGATCAAACTACAACAAATACTAATATGACAGACCAAAGTTCTATGATGAATATTAATTCTTCAACTGATACATATAACGTAGATGAATCATCTACTACAAATAATACA